AGAGGCCGCCGAAGGGGTGGTCGAAGGGGTAGTAGAAGAGGCCGCCGAAGGGGTGGTCGAAGGGGTAGTAGAAGAGGCCGCTGAAGGGGTAGTCGAAGGGGTAGTCGAAGAAGGAAAAAAAAGTAAAGACGACCTTCTAATGAAAATACTTGAAATATATAAGAATAAAATAGAAAAAGAAGGAATTGATGTTTCTAAAATTAATGTTTTAGAAAGGGATAGGCTTCAAAGAGATGTTTTGAATGAATGGACTGAAGATATTATTAATGATATAGAAAAATCGAGTAGATTTATCGAAGATATTGAAGAGGAAGAAAAAAAAGAAAATGAAAGAAGAGAAAAACATAGGATTGATACAGAAAATATGTTTAAGAGGATAAAAGAAGAAGAAAATATTAAAAAAGAAAAAATGAAAGAAAGATACAGAAAAGAAAAAGATGCCCGGTCGAATGCAAGAGAAATATGGTTTGGAGATTTGCCAGAAGTATCAGATAAAAATCTTGAAGTATATAAAAATCTAAAAGAAAGTAATAAACGAATAAAATTTGAATGTAATACAAATTATAAATGGATAAAAGGAGATCCTATTACGATATATCAAATAGAAAATTTATATAATCAAGGTAAAATAAATGGTGAAAAATATAAAGAGATGTGTGAAGAGCATAACGATATATGTTCTGTAAAAAGAGATAAGATAGAAAGGGGGTATGATATGTTTATTGAATATCAAGAATTTTTGAACAATGCTACGGTTAGAAAAGGGTTTTATGAGCATTTGACAAACAATGCAAATGAAAAATGGAAACCACCATTTATGGAATATATAGAGGATTATTTTAAAGAGGCGAGAGATGCGGGATATAATGTACATCAATATGATTGGGAAATAGTTGGATTTTTATTAGAGCAAAAAGATTATAAGCATATAGATTATAATAAAGTTAATCTTAGAAAAATATTAGGATGGGATAAATTTAAATAGTTTTAAAGATGTGAATAATAATATAAATATATATTTAATGATTGAGAAAAATAAAAAATTAGAAGATTCTATTAGAACGAATAAGATAATATTAGAAAGACTTGAAAAAAAATTAAATGACCTTGGTCAGGCCGCCGCTAAAAGTGGTTACCTTGGACAGACGGCCGCTTTTAGCGGTTATAGTGGTGGTTGCAATAGCGGCGGGGCTATGCCAGACAGCGGAGAGGCGGTCGAAGGCGGAACAAATACTGCAATTAAAGGACAGATAGAATGTATTAAAAAAAAAATACAAAAAAAAGAACTTAAGATTGAAAAATTAAAAAAAGGAGAAGGGCTTCTGGCGGAGGCGGTTACCGCGGAGCGGCTGGCCTCGAAGAGGTGCATGGGAGTTAAGCCGGTGTCTGGTAAAGTAGAGGGGAAGAAGGGGGTAGGAAATTATGATCTACATTATTCGACCACTGAGCGGCCGGCTTCTGCGACCCGGGTACCGGGCTGGCCGATTCTCGGTGTGAAGTCGAATGTAGTACCAGAAGAAATTAATAAAACAGTAAGGAATAGAAATTTCAAGCAAAATTATTATAAAAATAATAATATAATAGAAAAAACAAAAAGATATATAGATTCATTTTATGATGAATATTTAAAAATAGAAGAAACGGTTCCTGAATATATGATTAAAAATCTTGAAAAAATGCCAAATAACAAAGGGTATATATGGAGAGGAATAAGATTATATGGAAAACTGGCTGTGACAAATAGTTTAAACTCTAAAACGGTTTATTTAGATGAAAGAAAGCATGGTGAGATGTTTATACATGAAATTACACCTGTTGTAGAAAATTTATATAAAAAAAATGGAAATGGATATGGAAAGCATCAACTTGTTTCAAATACAGTTAGAAAAATTAAAAAACACACCCCGTTACACGGAGTGCAAATAGGATAAAAATTAATATGCGTGATTGTAGATATATAAAAAAGATTTTAATAATATATATATACATAATATATTATTAATGATGATTCAAGCAAATAAAATGTTTTCTTATTCATGGCATTTGGATGAAACGGAAAAAGAAACGACGATTATTAGAATATATGGATTGAATGAAAAAAATGAAACAGTTTGTTTAAGAATAAATGATTTTACGCCTTATGTGTATGTGGAACTTCCTCCGACGGTTAGATGGGAAACAAATGTCCAGTCTTTATCAAGGACGATTGATAGACTTATGGGTAGGATAAAACCTATTTCAAAAAAATTAGTATATAAAAAACACTTATATGGATATAAATTAGAAGATGGAAAGATTCCGACGTATCCATATTTATTATGTGTTTTTTCAAGTAAGTTTGATATTAAATCATTTGAATTTAGAATGAGAGCAGCACTTGAGGTTGAGGGGGTGGGGAAATATGTATTTAAACTACATGAAACGTATGCTGATCCTATATTACAAATGGTCTGTTGCAGGAAAATACCGACGGCAGGATGGATAAAATACCAGGGAATTGAAATTAAGAATGAAAGAAAAATAACATCATGTGATTATGAATATATAGTCAATTGGAAACAACTATGTCCTACAGATAGTCAAGAAGTGTGTTATCCCCGAATACTTGGGTTTGATATAGAAGTAAATTCGACAAATCCATCTTCTATGCCCAATGCAAATAGACCTGGGGATAAAATTTTCCAAATATCATGTGTTATAATAAATCAAAATAGTTACGAATCGCATTTGCTGTCACTTGGGTCGCCAAGTCAGGTTAAAACAGGCGAAAATGTTATTATTCACACATTTGAAACGGAATCTGATATATTAGAAGGGTTTTCTTCATTTATAAGAAGGTGCAACCCTACAGTGATATGTGGATTTAATATTCTTGGATTTGATTTTCCGTATATGATTAAAAGAGCAAAGTTTAATATGTGTTTTTCATCGTTTGATGTACTTGGAATGTCGGAAAATATTCATTCTGCCGAAAAAAAAGTAAAATGGAGTTCAAGCGCATTTGGACATCAGGAATTTGAATTTTTAGAGCCGGAAGGGAGAGTTATTATAGATCTTCTTCCAATAATAAAAAGAGATTATAAAATGTCAAGTTATTCTTTAAAAACAGTGTCTTCATATTTTCTTGATGAAACAAAAGATGATTTATCACCAAAGGGTATTTTTCAATGCTATAGAATTGGAATGAAAGGAGGAGACAAGGGAAGCAATGCACTTGGGATATGCGGAAAATATTGTGTAAAAGATTCGTATCTTGTTGTAAAATTGATGGAAAAATTAAATATATGGACCGGGCTTTGTGAATTCGCAAACACATGTAATGTTTCTATTTTTTGCCATTATACTCAGGGCCAGGAAAGAAAAGTATATTCACAAGTCTATTTATATGCAATGCACAATAACATTGTAGTTGAAAAAGACGGCTACAAAGCAAAAGAAAATGAAAGATATGTTGGTGCATATGTGTTTGATCCAGTCCCAGGGGTTTACAATAACGTAATTCCATTTGATTTTTCTTCTCTGTATCCAAGTATTATGATAGCATATAATATAGATTATTCTACCTTTGTTCAGGATGATTCAATTCCAGATGAAATGTGCAATGTTATGGAATTTGAAGACCATGTAAACTGCAAACATGATCCTAAAATAATAAGAAAAATTGAACTAACAGATATAATCAACGAAAAAAATGAAATTTTAAAAACATTGAGAAATAATAAAAAAAAGATAAAAAATATAATAGAACTAAATATATTTGAAAATAGAATTAAAAACATTAAAAATGAAATTGCACCATACATTAAAGAAAGATCTTCAATTTTAATAAACAATAAAAATGTCATGTGTGAAAAAAGAAATTATAGATTCATAAAAGAACCGAAAGGAGTACTGCCGACTATTATCCAAAATCTTCTGGATGCTAGATCCAAAACAAGATCTCTTATTTACAAAAATTCAACCTTGATAGATACTTGTGAAGATAGTGTTCAGAAACAAAATTTGGAACATCTAAACATTATATTGGAAAAAAGACAGCTTGCCTATAAAGTTGGGTGCAATAGTATGTATGGAATAATGGCCATTCGAAATGGTGGATCAATTCCATTTATTCCAGGTGCAATGTGTACTACATACATGGGCCGTGTAAATATTCAAAAAACAGCCGACGTCCTAAAATCAAAATATAACGCCCAATTTGTATACGGTGACACAGATTCAAATTATGTAATGTTTCCAAACATATCAAACATACCGGAGCTATGGGATACATCTATACAAATAGCGGCTGAAATAAGTTCGCTTTTCCCACCGCCGATGAAACTTGAATTCGAAAAAATTATTTATACTCGGTTTATGATTCTTAGCAAAAAACGATATATGTACAGATATTGTTATAGAGATGGAATAGAAAGTGAAAGTGTTGGTAAGAAAGGAGTGTTGCTTGCCAGAAGAGATACATGTTCTTTCATAAAAAATCTATATGAAAAAATAGTTACTATGGTTTTCGATGGTGAAAATTATTTATACGTATTAATGAACACTGTGAAGCAGTGTATCCAAATGCTTTCTGGTTGTATAAATACAAAAGATTTCGTTGTAACAAAATCGGTTGGGTGTACTGACGGAATGAAACTTCAAAAAATTGTTGATGAAAAGGGAAGACCCAAAGGTAAAATTGGCGATTACAAAGTTCCTCTTCTACCATCATCCGCAATTGAATACGAAAGTCAGCTCAAGAAAAAAAACGCTACTAATGAAAAAGACTATTATTTAAAATGTCTTCCGGCCCAGGTTCAACTTGCTGAAAAAATGAAAGCGAGAGGTCGGAGAATCGACCCTGGTACCCGCCTCGAATATATAATTCTCGATTCCGATTCTTTTAAACAATATGAAAAAATAGAATCATTCGATTACTTTTTAAAATATAAATCAGTATTAAATATAGACTTTTTATATTATCTTAAATTATTCCAGATTCCAGCCGATCAAATACTAAATTGTATTTTCCCAAACGAAAAAAAAGATAGTATATTATCTTTTTATAAACATTTAAAAAATAGAAAAAAATTACTTGATTCTATAAAAAAATTTAATAAACCAACATTGGTTTTTTTATAAATACATTTATTAATACCGCATTGCGGTATTAATAAATATTGTTGACTCCGAAGGAGGCCGCTAAAGCGGTCACTATGTGTGTTGATGTGTATATTTTAAGAGAGGGTAATAGATAAAATGTATATATTGAATATTGGATTGTTCATAAAAAAAACTAATAAAAAAAATTCATACATAAAAAATATAACCTTGATATTTAAATTAATTCCACGTATTAAATATATAATACAAAGAAATGATACTATTATAGTCTATTTTAAAGGTAAAATCTCCAGCGAATCTCGTATTTTACGTCTTTCATATTATTTAAAACAATATTGTATAGCATTTTATGACTGTGTAAATAATGTAGGAAAGTTAATAGGAACGAAATCAAAAACATGGGGGTATTTTGAAATAGAAAAGTTTATTTTTTATTAGCCCGCTTCGCGGTTACTGCCCTGTCAATAAAAGCGGAGACCAAAATAGGAAGTACCAGGGGAATAGCACCCCACACTCCAGACCAGAAATAGTTTAGATGATTGTAATATCCATCAAGACTCTTGAACACCATTGTTTTTCTAAAAATCAAATCCAAAACTATTCCATATAGAGCAATCAAAGCTATATTAAATGGAGTAACTGATAAAAATTTACTTGGTATTATAGAATAGAATAATACTAGCATTCCACCGGCTATAAACAGAGATTCCGGACGGCCGTGTTGAGAAAAGTATTTTCTCAGACCCCAGTCGTATGATGTATTTGCAGTTATAATTTGTAATATTGCATCGCCGATAAATCCGACAAAAAATGCGTATAAAATAATTCCACTCAGTGAAGACATATTTATTCACTGCGTGTATAAATATTTTTAAATTAAAATTTCTAATACTCGGCAGAGTACTCTCGTGTTAACTGGCCCTTTTTTTAAAGGAGCTGCGGGCTGCTGTCCACTCTGTGAAACAGGCGCGCAGCTACGCTGGGAAGTCCCAAAGCTGAATTATTATTAAACATAGAAGAAATATATATAATTGGATATTTTAACTTTTCGTATATTCTTTCAATAAAATCTATATGTAAATCCATTTTTTTGTTTGAATTCTTTATTTCATTAATTTCTTTCCTTAGGTGTTTTATTTCCGATACCAGGACTTTTAAAAAGTCCTGGTTTTCTACGCCTTTTTCAAAGTGTGGTCCGAGTATCGGGCCGGCTTCTGCGACCCGGGTACCGGGCGGGCCGATTATCGGTGCGAAGTCGAGGTCCAAATCGGCCTCTGTCGTGTCCTCTAGCGGGGTGGGGGTGTTTATTTCAATCATTTATATAAGGATGATACTAATATTTTTCCATATCTATTATTTTAAAATTAGAAGTATTGTATAATGAATAATGAATGTAGGATTCATAATCCAAATCTGTTGTATATACATCAGATAATTCATTAATTAATTTTGTTTCTTCTAAGCTGTATACTTCCGAATCTGACGGTGAACAACAGTTTGATCCCATTTAATAATATACTAAAGATTTATTTAATATATTAATAAATGGTATCAAATGCGCCGAATAGTCAATCGTATGATTATAAAAATATACTGAAAGAAAAAAATAATAAAATTCTTCCACAAGTTTGTGAAAGTATAAATTCAATAAGTGGGATACTTAGGACTACTTCCAAATTTTCAAAGTTTTTTTACATATTACATTTATCGGGAATGTTACGAATATATAATGATTCCAATTATGGTGGGATTACATTATTTGTTCCTATCGATGATAGAATTGGAATATCCGAAAAAGAACTTATAAATATGACGGCAATAGAGGCGATAGACATAATAAAGAGACATACCGTTGAAAATATTATAACATATGAACTTCTTTTAAACTCCAGATCATTTTGTCTAGATACTAAACATCCGTCTAAGAGATTATTAATTGGAAGTGATAGTACGAATATAGTAACACTAAATTATGAAACAGTTATAATATATGGAAATATCAATGCGGAAAATGGAATAATACATGTAATAGATTCAATGATCGGGTGACAGCGAAGCTGCCGCCCCCAAAGGGGGTGACGCCGTGTACCTCGAAGAGGCACACAGCTCCGCTAAGTAACGGGCCTCCTCCTTCGGTCCGAGAATCGGCCCGCCCGGTACCCGGGTCGCAGGTGACCGCGGGGACCTCTCTATACCGCGGAGCGGCCTCTACCTTTTGTAGTGAGGCGGGGCTATGCCCGCCCGTTACTCAGCGGAGCTTCGTACCTAAAAGAGGTACACGGAGTGGCTATAAAATCAAGAATATATTCTATATCAGAAAGTAACAAATTTTCACATAAAAAAAGAGAATTTGAATCTATATAATCGTCTATAATATATTTAATATTATTTACAGTAGTTTCGTCATAGAGGAAATTTTGTTCTATAAGAAGTTCTTCGATAATATCATCTTCTGTATCGACTTCGTGGAAGCCGGCTTCGTAGACGGCCGCTCCGCGGTCGTTATACGATAGGATTTGATCAAGTGCTGGCTTTTTAATATAATCATCTTCCATTGTATATATAATAATACTTTTACATAAGTAAGTTTTACGCCTGTTTTACAGAGTCCACGGCTTTGCCGCGGGCCTGTAAAACAGAGTCCAAATGTATTTTCTGATGAGATTAAACAATATAAAAATCCGTCTGTTTCTTTGTATTGTTCATACACATCTCTTAATTTCATTCCTGAAGGTGGTAGGATATTATTTACAAAAAGAAAAATGGCAGTAGCAGGTCTGATATGAAATCCAAGAGACGATCTTATTGTGAATACGAGTTGGCCGATTGTATTATTTCCAAGTAATAAAAATTTTGTTTTTGGAAAAGAAGGTAGGTATTTGTCACCAGAAAATTTTTCTGCTATTATTGGTATCCTATCTGGATATTTAGTTTTTATTTTTGTATATTCTTCAATTCTTTTTTCCAACGTAAATCTTTCTTTAAAAGAATTCATATTTGTATTTATATATATATTAAATATATAAATACTTTATAAAAAGGATAAGTATATAATTACATGGCTGATATAGTAAGGTCTGACCCTGCTGCTCCAAATCTAGAAGATAATTGAGTAGACATATTTACGCCTCCTATAGCTGTTTGTGCATTACCACTTGAAGAATATATAAGATCAGCAAGTTTGTTTGCAGTTTCATTGTTTATACCACCCATTATGTTCATAGCACCTGCTTCCAAATCTATATTTGGTTTTACAGAAACCTGAAACCAATTTGACTGATCAGGGGCGATGGGGATATCTCCTCTTATTTTATCTGCTTGAGCTCTCAATCTACTTGTTCTATTAGATACTATGTATCTATCGTATATAATAGGTTGATCTGAAGGATCCAACCCTGAAGAACTTGTGTCGGCCATTGGGAGAATAGAATCGGATGGATTATAAACTTTATTTCTAATTTCTTGATAATTTCCAGAGGCGTAATCTGGAGAGAGGAGGGGTGCTCCGTAAAATTGAGCAGGATCGGCTTTTCCACATCCGTATGGGCGAGAAGCCTCCTGCTCGAAATTTTCGACTTGGACTGGTCTGCTTTGTTGTATTAGATTATTGTAGTTTCCAGAAGAGTAATCAGGGGGCAATGTAGTTGTTCCACCGTACCAAACGCTTCCATTTGAAGAATTTGGACAATTTGTATAGTTTTCGACTTGTTCTTTTCGTAAATTTGAAACTTCTTTTGAATAATTTCCAGATGAATAATTTGGGGGAGGTGGAGACGCTGCTATTCCGAAACAGTTTGAATTTTGAACACATGTCCCGTATTTTTTTAGATCTCTAACTCCATTGTTATAATTGTAAGGATCATAATTTTCGACTGTTTTGGCGGAGACAGATCCGGGAATAAGAGGATCGGAAGGAACAGCTTGGTATTTCATATCTGGCATTTTATAATTTAAATTTGGGCCATAAGTTGTGTTTGAAAATCTAGGGGCGATGCTTGTTTGGAAAGAAGGCGCAATGGTATAATCGGGAGGAACCGAAAAAAATCTTTCGGCTTTTGCATCGCTCGGGGAACAAGCGTATTCTTTTGTATTTTTAACGACCATCGAAGGTAAATTGCCTAGGAAATTTTCAACAACTGGGCTCGACAGTGAAAATACACCAAAAAGAGCTGCGCAAATTATAGTAACTGCAATAAATATGTTTGATTTTGGCATTTATTTTAAAAAAATTAAAAAAAAATATTTATTAATTTATCAATCTTAAAAAAATATTTTTTAATAATGACGAGATTTATATTTTCCAAAGCCGGAATCGACGGCACTTATAGAGTTTTGCAACATCTGTTTTGCTTGGTATGATGGTGTCATAGTGTAGATTACCCAACACATTAGACATATTGCTGTTGCAATCATAACAGATCCTATTGTAATCATCGAAGTAGTGAGTGATTTTGAATCGCATTTTAGATCTTTATCTTCGGATTTAATAATTCCAGAAAGAGTAACAAGAGTTATTCCGAGTATTAAATACAAAACGGAATGTAAACCGGCCGATGGCATTATATAATCGCCGCAAGCATCGCATCTAAATGACGCCAATAAAAAACTTATCCCAACCGCGAACAATAATGTTCCAATGATTGTTAATCCCTGTAGACAATCGACAAGTTTTTGAGATGGGTTGCATTTCCCAAGTAGTTTGCTAACTGAGGTTGATAAAGTTATTATAACAAGCCCCAAGATGCAATTCATTATCATAAGAATCGTATTAATCATATTTATAATTATAATAAAAATAAATTTATATAATTATTTTCTTCAAAAAATATTTTTTTATCTATTTGCAATGAAAACATCGATGGCTTTATAAGTATATATTCTTGATGTATAACAGGGGAACTTGCCTGCGAATCTGCGTTTACAACATCAAAAATAAATTTTTTTGAATAAAAAAAATTTGGTTTCAAAAAAAGAATAGATGTTGTTGACTCTTTTTCTTTTATTATGGCATTTCTAAAATGATCTTGTTTTGATTGTTTTTTTGTTATGGCAACTTCAGATATATATTCAGGAAGGTCTTCTTGGGAAGAAACATATATTCCAGATGTTCTATGGGATTGGTCTAATATTGAATTTATTGTTCTTTTAAAATTTTTTATGTATTTTTCATCTAGATAAAAATACACAACAGTTTTTTTATCTTCAAAACACGGCGGGAGAAGAAGGTAACAAGCTCCAAGGGTATACGATGATATTAAATTTAATTTTATGTATCGAAAATTATAAAAAATAATAATTATTAAAACCAAAATTATTATGTATATTAACATTTATATTATAATTAATAAAATTTTATTTATAAGATAATAATATTATATAATTATGCTACCAAAAGTTATATTAATTAGTATGGTAAAAAACGAAGAAAAAATATTAGAGAGATTAATGTCATCTGTTTTATCACATATAGATGGATATTTTATTTGCGACACAGGATCAACTGATAATACTGTTTCCATAGCAAATGATTTTATTACAAAACATAATAAAGATGGAAAAGTTGTCCAAATTGACTGGGTCAATTTCGGAGTTTCTAGATCGGAATCCGCAAAGAAAGCCTACGAATGGGTTAAAGAAATGGGGTGGGACAGCTCGAAAACATGGGGACTTCTTTTGGATGGAGATATGATACTTCCAGATCCTATAGATAAGAATAAACTGGATAAGGTTACTGCAGACAGTATATTGTTGAACCAACAAAATTCTTCTATAATATATAAGAATACTAGACTACTTAGACTTATAAAAGAATGGAAATGCGTTGGGTCAACCCATGAATACTGGGCATCAGACAACTCGGACACTTTTAATTTTCCAATTATAATCGATCTAAACGACGGAGGTTGTAAATCAGATAAATTCGAAAGAGATAAAAAATTCCTTAAAAAAGAACTCGTTGACAAACCTTTTGATGAAAGAGCTCTTTTTTATCTTGGACAAACATACCAATCTCTAGAAAAATATAAAAAATCAAATGAAATGTTGAAAAGACGAATTAAAGTTGGCGGATGGATCGAAGAATTGTATATGTCTCATATGTATAGAGGAAATAATTTTAACTCCTTAAAAAAGCCCGAAAAGGCTGTATATGAATGGCTGAAAGCGTGGAATAAAGATATCCGTAGATGGGAAGGAGCTTTATCCGCAATTGCTTATTATAGAAGCCAGCCTGATATGCAATTTATCGCGATGATGTATATTGAAAAATTAATACAAATTCAACTTGGCGAAAACCTATTCGGAATTCCAATATCAAAACCGATTGTAAACAATTGTGTATTATTTATCGATTATTCTGGTATGAAATACGATATATGGAAAGAATTTGCCGTACTTGCTTTCTATACAAAACATACTAAAGAAGCATATGTACGATTGGACGAAGAAACTATTTTATCTAAACATTCATTCAATGAAAAAAATAATTTAAATGGATATAAAAAATGGTATGAATTTATCTTGGATGGAACATGTATCAAACTGGAAATCGATAATAAATACCTTCCGTGGAACAAAGAATCCGATTCTGAAATATGGAAACCTTTCAACCCAAGTATAAGAACAAAAAATAATTTATACGAATTGGTATTAAGATATGCAAATTATAGCACCAATGAAGCAGTTTTATTTCCATGCAGAGGAAGATCTCCTTATATAATAACAAGAAATTTATTTTGCACTATGAATTCTTCTTTTGTTATAAATCCAATAAAAGAATTAAAATATGATTCTAAATACATTAAAAAAGAAAGTCACATAATCGGACTCGAAGATTTTAGACTGTTTCAAAATTCATCTTTAAATATGGCCTTTGCTACTGGAAGACAATTTACAGAAAGTAACACTAATAAAATGTCCATTGTAAATTTTTCAATTGACCGCGGAGCGGCCTCCTCCGAAAGAGGTGACCGCGGAGCGGCCTCCTGCGACCCGGGTACCGGGCGGGCCGATTCTCGGTCCGAAGGAGGTGACCTGGAATCGGCCGAGGAAGGTCCTTGTTTGATAATAAAAAATTTAGAGTTGCCATTAAACACAAACGAAGAAGACTGTCAAAAAAATTGGCTCCCATTCTCTCATAATAAAAAATCATATTTTATATTTAAAATTCATCCATTTATTGTTTGTGATATTAAATCGAATATTATATTAAAATGGGAAAGTAAATCAAGATTTACTTTGGATGGATTCAAAGGATCAACTGCACCAGTTCCATTCTCCCCGACTCAGGCGGCCGGCTCCTACGAAGTCGAAAGTTTTATCATGATTATACACGATACTCACCACGAACAAAGTGGTAGACGGTATTATCATCGATTTTTAACACTAGATAAAAACTTTATTCCTCTCAGATTATCTGGCGGATTTAGATTTAGCAAAGAAAGAATAGAATACATTTCTGGTATGTGTAAAGATCTAAATATTGCTTCTAAATATAATATAACATATGGTTTAAAAGATAGCGAAGCTTATTTATATTCTGTAGATATAAAAACAATAGAGTCAATTCTTTGGTATGATTTAAACTCTGGAAAAACAGATGTTAATAAACGTATGAATTTTATATTATCAGTAACACAATAAATTAAACTTTAATATTTATAGCTTTATCTAATTTATAAAGTAAAAAGAAAATATGAAATATTATTATTGTGATTCTACCAAAAAGCTTATACCTTTGGATATTATTATAAATTCATCAACTCTTCCAATTTCTGTAAAAAAATTATCTGAAAAAATATCTGAATATATTGATATAGTAGAGTCCCCCCCTTCGACGGATGGGACGCCAGCCTTTTACACCTCCCTCCCGTCGAATTCGATCTCTCCGATATCACCTCCACTGCGAAGCAGCGAGCCTCTTCGAGGTCCACTCAGTGTAACGGGCGGGCCCGAAAATAGAGAAAAAATAATCATCTGCTTTTTTAAGCTTGATAAGTACAGACGAGGAAGTGTCTATGTCGGCATTCAAATATCATTTAATCACAAAGCTGGGTATAATTTAAATCCATATTCAGATCCGTATAAAAAATGTAACATTTCTATTAAAGCTTATTGTACTGATACTATTCATCATTCGGCGATATCTTTTGGAACAACTCCATCAAAGCAACATTGTGAAAAAGCTATTAATTTTCTAAAAATAAATAAAAATATTTTACATGAATATATATATAAAACATTTTATTATTTTTGCGAAAACGATTAGCGTTGCTCAGTCTCACATCAGTGTTGGTAAAACAACTATATAAAGATAATACATAATTATAATCATAAAACCATGATAAAAAATATAATGCTAATACCAAAAAGTATAATAACAAAATGGTTCAAGAACGAAAAAAAAGTATTAGGCAGATGGAAGCCTCCGGTGGAGGAGATAAAAAAATAAATAACAAAATAGATTTATCAAACGAAGATCATTGCGGACCTTGTGGTCAATACATATTAGATAAACGTAAAAGTAAAATAACATACGACCTCTCTGAACCAATCGATAAAATATAAAATAAATATAACACTGCCAACTAATTTACGGTCTACCCGTAGGGAGTCCGCTCCGCGGTCAAATATAAAATAATATAATATAGTATAATATACTATATTATATATGGAGGAGACCATACGTAGTATGAATTAGTAAACTATAAACACAGAGGCGGTCTATTATTTCTTAATCTATCACATATTTCTCTTTTGTTACCTTTATTGCTGATATTATTTGCCCGCGCAATTGCCTTTGCTTCCTCTAGACTAAGGTCATTTCCTTTTCTTGTTTTTATTGGAAAACAATTTTTTAAATCTAGGCGTGGACTCCGTGCAACGGGCGGAGGTGATGATAGGCGCGGGGACGATCTACGGAGTGGAGGCGATGGCCGTCGTGGTGGCGATAGGTGTGGTGGCGATGGGCGCAGGGACGATGTCCGTCGTGGTGGCGATAGGCGAGGTGGCGATGGGCGCAGGGACGATGTCCGTCGTGGTGGCGATAGGCGAGGTGGCGATGGGCGTGGTGGCGAAGCAGGCCCTCTGAAGATGGTGGTGCAATTTTTATGAACCAGACAGAATCCATCTACAGTTTTTGATTTATTTTTGCATCGTAATTTTGAAGATTGGACAATACAATTGCATACTGTGAAACAGGCGCCCGCGGCTGGCCGCCCTACGGGTTGGGGTCTTGGTCTCCGTGTAACGGGTGGAGGTATCAGAGGTGACCCGACGGGTGCAATAGGAGGCAATCTTCTTAATTCTTCTTTAAAAAGTCTTAAAATTTCTCTACTTTGTGTTTGTTTATTTAAATGATCTATGTTTATTCTATCCCTAACAGCGGATCGGTCAACTCTTTCATAAATATATTTTCTGTATTCATAATCTGTCAATTCCCTATCTTTAATTCCATATTTTTTATAAAGAGAATCAAGCCTTGAATATATATCACCCAATTTATAACCATTTAAATATCTTGTTGCAAAATTACTAAACTCAATTGTAGAAACTCCGAGCCTTGAACTAATAATTTGATATTTTTTAACTAAAATTAGTATTTGTTTTATAACATTTTCCCTATCAAATACCTTCCAATCTTTAATAAATTTCAAAATAAAAATGCCCAATAGGACTGCATCAAAAGGTGGATTTTCAAATTTGGGAGGGATATACATTGAAAATCCCAAATCAATTATCAACGGCTTAATTATGCCGTTTCTATTATTTACTATTATATTTTCTGGTTTAATATCACTATGAAAATATCCAACCCTATTCATCATATCACAAGCATCCATAGATTCGGATATAAGTCTAATAAATTCGGAATCATCGCCTACTACTTTCAATTGGGTTTTTAAATAATTATCCAAGTCGCTTATTCCCTTTTCCATTCCGATCAATAATATCTGTTTTTCATTTATTATATTATCGCCTCGTGCAAACTTGAGTAAATCGCATCGTTCTATTAATTCAATTCCAACCACATGATCTGGAATAAGTTTATTTAATTCTATCATATATTTTAATTCTAGAATATCATCTGGTCTATAATTAGATAATTCAATTATTTTTATTAATCCGTTTCTTATAGTGTTATCTCTGGATCTGTATGTTGCTTTTCTAGTAACTCCATAAGATCCTCTACCAATTACTCCTTTACTAGATTCATCAACATCAAGTGAATTATTATGCAAACATGTATTTCTAAAGAAATTGGGATTTATGTGTCTCGGTGGGAATTTTCCACCATACAAATCCCAAATTTTTTTATTTGGGAAAATACGATTTACGCGTAAATCGTCAATTGGATTATCTTGCATCATTTATATTATAATAAAAATAAAAATATAACTATTCTCTTTAAAATATATTATAAACACAGAGGTGGTCTATTATTTCTTAATCTATTACATATTTCTATTTTTTTTCCTTTAATGCTTATACGATTTACCCTAGCCAATTCCTTTGCTTCCTCCAGGCTAAGATCATTTCCATTTCTTGTTTGTCTTGGAAAACAATTTTTTAGATCTGGACGCATCGCTACTTGTGGCTTCGGAGGCGATAGGCGTGGTGGCGATAGGCGTGGTGGCGATAGGCGTGGTGGCGATAGGCGTGGTGACGATGGCCGTGGTGGCGATAGGCGTGGTGGCGATGGCCTTGGTGGCGATAGGCGTGGTGGCGATAGGCGTGGTGGCGATGTCCGTCGTGGTGGCGATAGGTGAGGTGGCGAAGCAGGCCCTCTGAAGATGGTGGTGCAATTTTTATGAACCAGACAGAATCCATTTACAGTTTTTGATTTATTTTTGCATCGTAATTTTGAAGATTGAACAATACACTTACATATATCGGTACCAGCGGCTGGACGCATCGCTACTGGTGGCTTCGGAGGCGATAGGCGCGGGGAAGATACCCTCTTCGAGGTACTCGGCCGCCCTACAGGTGGGAGGGGGGGTCTTGGACAGCTCCGCTGGGAAGGTATTCTTCTTAATTCTTCTTTAAAAATTCCTAAAATTTCTCTACTTTGGGTTAAAATATTTAAACGATCTATATTTATTCTAGCCCCACGCCTTGTTTTTAAATTTAAATTTTCATTTCTTTTATGAATATATTTGTAATATTCATCTTGTGACAATTCCCTATCTTCAATGCCATTTTTTTTATACCAATAATTGAGGTTAGAAAGAATGCCGTCAAGTCCATAATTCTTTAAGTGTCTAATAGCCTGGCTCTTAACAAACTTTAAAGAAGCTCCAAGTTTTTTAATTATAAGTTCATATTTTTGAATTAAAAGTAGTATTTTTTTATTAAAACCATGTCTATCAGAAATGTGGTAATCCATTTGATATTTCAACATAAAAAGGCCTAATAGTAATGCATCAATTGGTGGATTACCAAACTTCTCGGGTAAATACTTTGAAAGTCCAAAATCGATAATCAACGGCTTAATTATGCCGTTTCTATTGTTTACGATCATATTTGCTGGTTTAATATCGTCGTGCAAATATCCAGCTCTGTTCATCATATCACACGCATCCATAGCTTCAGATATAATTTCGATAAATGCATCTCCTTTTAATGTCTTTAAAAAATTATGCAAGTCGCTTATTCCCCTTTCCATTCCGATCAATAATATTTGTTTATTATTTATTAAATCATCGTTTATTTCAGTCTTGAGCAAATCACATCTTTCTATTAATTCAATTCCAACCACATGATCTGGAATAAGTTTATTTAATTCTATCAGATATTTTAATTCTAGAATATCAGCTGGTCTAGCATCGGATAATACAATTATTTTTATTAATCCGTTTTTTATAGATCCATCTATGGATCTGTATGTTGCTTTTCTAGTCACTCCAAAAGATCCTCTTCCAATTTTTCCACTAAGCGATTCATCGACATTAAGTGAATTATTATGCAAACATGTATTTCTAACGAAATCGTTGGAAATGTTTTTCGGAGGAAGATCACCATACAAATCCAAAATTTTTTTATTTGGGAAAATACGATTTACGTGTAAATCGTCAATTGGGTTATCATGTATCATTTATATATAGACTAACTATTGATAATAAATTTATAAGAAAAACATCGCTGGTGAAATGGTATCATGTTTGCCTTCCAAGCAAGAGATCCGGGATCGATCCCCGGGCGGTGTATCTAATTTTTACCTGTTTCACTATGTGAAACAGGCGCCTGTTCCACAGAGTCACTCTGTATACCTCTTCGAGGCACTCGAGTCGGAGCGGCAGTTAAAATTAAAATAAAATTTTATTGCTGGAAATAATAATAAATAAATGAACCAAAGTGAAATTAAAAAACATATTATTAATTTTTTATCCAATAAATCAATTTCAACGTATGAATCGTCAAAAAAATATTTGATTTTTCTTCGTAATATAGAGATTGAAGGATATACGACTGTCGAAAGTAACTGTCTGTGGTTTACATTATGTTTATATAAGTTTAAAACAGAAAATAATATTCCTGATTTAATATGGTCAGCCGCTAGAAAATATATTATAAGTGTTCTTTCGATTTCCGAGAAGCCGGCCGCAGAGCGGTCGAGCGACGCAGAACAGAAGGAAGTCGTAGATGAATCAGCCAGGTATTTTTTAAATGTTTTTAGAGAGTGGAAAAAAGAAGATCATGATAATTTCGTGAAAGAAATTATTTCTTATTACATTCAAGTTCTTCATTTAAAACAAACAATTGAGGAAACTATGGATGAAAATACAATTGGAGAATGGATTGATAGTTATAATGAATTAATACATAAAATTAGAGACTGTGCTAAGCAAATGGGATTTCTAAAAAACCTAGATTGTGCAGTAGAAGAAATAAATAGAGTTCAGAAAACAGTTGTTGAAAATATTATGAAAAGAGCATATTGGGATATGCTAGAAGAAAAAATTGGACAAAAAGATTATACAATTGCTATTTGTCAACTGTTCGAATTGAAGAATTTAATAAAAGATATAATTCCCCCCAGATTCCACCCAGATCTCGACGATAAGTTTGATATAGAATATATTAAAACTAAATTGGAAAATGACCGTCTCGATCGAAGTCATTTAGTAAATCTTTGTAGATGGATAATTAATTCAATTAAAGAATGGGATTCTGAATCGAAAAAATCATTGTATGATCGAGAAATTGAAACATGGGAAAAGGCTATTGAGAATATCGAATGGCCAAAGTTTCTAAGGTTTAGCCTGGAGTTGTGCACATTATTGGCACTGGATACAAAAACACGTATTTCCGTGTGGAGATCTATTATTCAAGAATACAAAATAAAATCGGCTATATGTTAAGCTACCGCGGCGTCGCCGGGTTTTTATTTGGCTGATATAAAATCGGCGTATAAAAGATCTTAAAGTAAAGAAAAAATATATATATAATGGAATTATTAAATCTACACGAAATATCAAAAATTGAAAAGATTAAACAAAAAATAAAAGAAGATGAAAAATGTCTAATATTTAAGAGATTATTTAAGGCACAGGGTCGCCAGGGAATTGTTGGAATATTTGATATTTACAATAAATATGAATGTGTATTTAAAATACCATTAAGTGGAGAAAATGTATTGATACATGAAAAAAATGTATATAAAGATTTATTTTTATTATCATCGTTTTGTATTCATTATCCTATATATATTGATTGGGTTGAAAAGACTGTTGATTTGGATTATTACGGAAAACAAAATCCATTTGCCAGAACCAAAGGTGGCGTTAAAAAGGGGCAAACTATACAAGTATTGATTAGTGAATATATAAAATCAGTAAAACTTTCAAATATTGTATACGATGAAAGAATAAATTTAAACCAAATTTTTTCACTAATGAAGCAGGTTATATTTGCATTGTATATAGGACAGACAACAAATCATTTTACTCATTATGATCTACATTCGAATAATGTAGTTGTAAAGAATTGTGATCCCAATATAAATTTTGTATATGTAGTTAGAAATAGCGACGGAGGTGAAGCCTACGAATGCGTGCCAAGTTATGGGATGTGTTCTGTATTAATTGATTTTGGATATTCATATACAAAAGGAATAGAGAACAGTGGACTGTATTCGACAATGGAATATACAGAGTATGGATATACTTCAAATTATCATGACGAGTTGGTTGATATTAAGAGATTTCTTGTATCATTGACAATTGATATTAAAGAATCCAAAAAAAACAAAAAAACAGGAAAAGAGTTCAGAAATAAGGTTAAGAAAATATTTAGAGGAAAGGGGCTCGATTTCAATACAGGATGGGAAAACTATGGAAATAGTAGGAAGAGTATATGTAAACTTTTAAAGTTTGATAAAAAAAATATAAATCACAATAAAAAATCAATTATTTTCAAGTATAAATACAGATTTATAGAAGCATTGCAATCTTTAATAGATTTACCTTTTTGTATACATGAAAAATGTTATGATAAATCTTCAATTATGATAAATTCAAAATTGGCTTTCAATGGATTTTTAAAAGAATGGAATAAAATAGAAAAAGAAATCAGAAATAAAAACGATTGTATATCGATACTTGAGGGTATTATAAAGTCCGCAAAGACTGTTAAAAAATTATACGAATCTAATGATCAAGATAATATACAAGAATCCATTAATTCGTTTAGAAAAGGAGTATATTATACAATATGCAAAACAGTTGATTTATGTTCTCCTAAAAACATAGAATTTGAATTATTCCTCTGTTCTATTTTATTATTATCTAGAAGCATTCTATTTATTCTAGATAAAGAAAATAATAAAATTCAAGAGATAAGAAATAGATATAACTATAAAAATACAAAGTTACTTGATGTTTATAATAAAATACAAAAAATATTGAAAACTCCATTTAATACATTTTCAAAGGATTCAACTTTTATAATAATGAATCCATTCGAAAAAACATGTTGCCATTATAAATTATCAAAAGATGATGATATACATACTCTTAATATGTCGAATAACGTTTCAACCACACTCTATGATATTATAAATTTTCGCTCCGCGGTACACGGGTCGGAGGCGGCCGATTCTCGGTCACCTCCTATGGCGGAGGCCTCGAAGAGGTCAGGTAGCGGAGATCGGAGCCCGTCTGTTACCCTCCGGCGTGGTCACTGCCAGAGGCAGAGGCCGCTCCGCGGTCAGAGTATCGGCCCGCTAGATCCCCTCTGTTACCCAGACGACCGCGAAGCGGACTCCTCATCTGGATATGACTCCTCATAAGGCGGCCGATTCGCGGCCGTCCGAGTATCGGACCACCCATAATAATTAAAAATACATTCAGTATTTTTAATTAGATTAAAATTAGTTTATTGTTTTTAATAATTTATTAAGAGACACTGCGCTGATTGAATTTATTTTATCAAAAATGGTACTTTTTCTAACGTAATTTCTAGTATTAATGTAATCATAATGACAATTCTTAAGAAATATGTATTGTTCAGGTGGAAGTTTTTCAGAATTTATTTTTTTGATATATCTAGAAATATATAATTCATACATATACTGGCATGTTATCTTTATTTTGTTTTCTATTTCATTTATTTTAGGTATTACGGAAGGATATAATTTAAAAAAATAATTAATGTCTGTAAAATTATTTTCTCTTCTAAGTTGAAGATATCTAAAGGGAAGACTTGCTTCATTACCTCTCACTTCTACCAATTTTTTATACATGGAATTCATTATTTTACATTGCAAACCGTTGAAACGGTCTTTGGTCTTGCATATTACTCCTTGATAATTTCTAATATCAATATTAAAAACATATTTTTGTAATTCATCAATTGATTTGAAAGTAAGTTTTTCGGGACTAGGTATCCCTATATATGAATTTTCAGAATCTACTTCAATTTGTCTATTGTATATCTCTTTCAACTGCACAGCGGAGCTGCGCGCATCTTCGATGTGGGCCGCTTGCTCAAATGTTGATATATGATAGACAGTATGAATAGGAGGTGCATCGCAAACTATTCTGTTTTCATTTGTATTTGAAACGATAAAGTTATATTGACAATTTTTAAATAGACAATTTAAAAAATTATTTAAAATATCATCTGTTTCATTAATACGGTCTTTTAGCTCCTGATCGAAACCAACCCCCGCTTTTAATGCATTAACAAAAATATTACCAAAAGATTCTCTCGATGACCAAAAACTTTTAAATGAATTTAATCTTTTATTTGTTGTTACATACCATTTTTCACAAGAATAAAAAATTCTAATTAAAAATCCCTCATACGATTTATTAAAAATACACTGGTCCAACGGGAACGGACCGAAAGGCGTTTGACCGATACTCGGCAGCCCTACTGGTGGAGAGGGTTCGGCTAAATAATGGCCACTAGAATGTTTAGGCGCGCCGCTTTGCGGTGCACCTCCGAAGGAGGCGGCCTTTCCTAGTTCACCTCCGCCAGAGGCAGAGAAAATCTGATCTATATTATTTTCTGTAAATTCTGGTGTAAAAACCATGCCTTGACTTATAACCTTGTCCCCACGAAAAACAGTGGACCTGCACCTCTTTATAAATTCAGAAGAATCATTCCCACAATTTTTATAGGAAAATATTTCAAGGTTTTCATCAAAGTCAACCTTAAATATTTCTTTATTATTTATTAATTGTTTTTTATATTCGATATCACTTATTTCTTCAGTCATATTATATATTTATATTACTATATTTAATCTTTAAACTCTTTCACCTCCGAAGGAGGCGGCCTGTCAAGGTCACTCTGTGAAACAGGCGCCTCCTTCGCAGGTGACCTATAGGAAAGGCCGACGTCTTTTTTAAGAATACATCGTTTCATATCCACAGCGAAGCTGGTCAACAGGCGATATTCTACTTTTCCTAAACATATCTATAGCATTTATAAAATCGTCTTTTGTAATTATATATTTATTTTTATAATTTTGCCCAAATACTCTCTTCGAATGGATCATTTTGCATCTCGTTACAAAGTTTAAAACATCTCTTCCTTTGTTTTCAAACAGATCAATGTTTTCATTGAATTTTAAAACTATATCCAAATTTCCTATAGACATCCTCCAATCAATATACTCTATTCTATTCAAAAATATATCGACCAAATCTTTTGTAGTATAATTATCTATTCTATGAACCCATGGAAATCTACTTTCCATACCAGGATTTACATCAAGAAAACATCTTTTAATATCGCTTTCGTATCCAGCTATTATACAACAAAAATTTTTCGAATGGGTGGAAAGAAATAAATTCAAAGTATCAATCGCCTCTTTTGAAAACGAATCCTTTTTGTCTCCATCGCCCAAACTATATGCCTCGTCAATAAATAAAATACTTCCTATGCATGTAGTTAAAAAATTATATGTTTTTACAGAAGTTTGTCCAAGATACTCGGCTATAAAATCGTCTCTTCTCGCTTGAATAAATTCACATGGCAATTCTGTATGTGAAAATAAATTCATTGATCTATAAATGTATGCTAAAATTCTACCCACTGTTGTTTTCCCACATCCGGGTGGTCCCAATATAATAGAATGCATATATTCATTTGAATCGTTTGATTGCATTCCTTGTAAATAATATAAAATTTGATACATCAAAGATTTTTTTAAAGAATGCATACCCACTAAATTATTTAACATTTTTAGATAAGGACTTATCTCCCATAATAGAATATTGTTTATATTTTTATAAAAAAATCCACTACTTGCCATATCTATTAAATCTTTAATACTATTTATCTCTGGAACATTTAAAAATTTTTTATTTTGGTTCATTTATATTTATAAACACTTTAGATTTATTATTACCACTTTAGATTTATTATTACACATGTAATAATAAATCTAAAGTGGTAATAATAAATGAACAAAAATACAAATGACTCGGCAGTCTCCTCTACCAAAGGTAAAGTCGAAAATTCATTGGGAAGCCCTCATACAATTATCACTATTGTAATGCTAATTACATTCGACGTCATTTTCATCGGGCTGTTTTATTTTCTTTTTGTTGTAAAAAAAGAAAAAGAAATAATAACAAATGAATTGGAAAATCTTGTGGAATCTATTTCCTTGGAATTATCTATTATACCAAAGGAACAAAAAGATAATATATTAAAAACTATACAGTCTCTCGAAGCTGATACCGCCTCTGACGGACAAGTACTGGACTCAAATAAATCCTTATTTAACCAAACAATCATCGTCTTTTCAATATTTCTTATTCTATCTATAATATTTATTATTACAATTTCAAAAATATATAATATAAATATCTTTCCGATAATCATATCAAATACAGTCTTGTTATTTGCAATTTTTATAACAGAGCTTCTTTTTATCTATCAAATTTCTTCAAAATACATTGGGATAGATAAAAATTTAATCAAAAAACATATATTAATAGAACTTAAAAAATAGTCTCGCTTCTCACTACTTTTCTTCGCCTAACTTGTTTATTAATTTATTTTTAACCATTGTATTTACATCGGACGGCAAAACAGGACTATATTTCATGGCTATATAATAAAAAAACATAGCTTCTATAATTCCTATAAAAATAAAAATTATAATATTTTCTTTTATTATAAACCAAACAGGGAATTTTTTTGCCGAGGCGTCATTGACCCCATACAGTGTCCCAAGAAAAGTTAAAACTATAATAATAAATAGTATTACGTATACATATCCTAAGTTCTTAACATGTGAATTGTTATTACTCATCAATTCATCTTCTTTCGAAAGTTCCTTTTCCAGGGCCTCTTCTACCGCGGAGCGGCCGGCTTCTCCGAAGTCGAGGTCCGCATACTGTTTAAACTGGATGCTGGGCTTCGCTGTCGAATATGAATTTTTAAAATCTTTAATTAAATTTGTTAATGAACTTTCAACTGAATTTGTCAATAAATTTGCCTGAACTTTCGATATTAAGAGCCAAAAAAGTGAAAGTAGTAAAATAAATAGTATTAAAATATGCAATAAAACTTTAAAGAATAACTCTGTTTTTTTAATTTCCATTTATTAAGACATATAAAAAAGAATTTTAAATAAATTAATATATATATTATCAAATATGATTGATACTATTAAAAATACATGCAGACAATTATTGAATCAACGTGGTTATATTATAGAACATGAAACAGAGTATTTGATCGTAGGAATCCCATCTATACAAACAAACAATTACTATTACCATCCAACAGAAAAAATATGTATCTTTTTGGATAATATAACCAATGATTTTAACGTATCCAAATCTAGTGAATATATTATAAAATTAAAACAAATAAATATTAATCATTGTATCATAATATATAAAGAAAAAATTACTTCTGTTGCTAAAAAAATATCAGATTCAATAAATGAATTCACAATAGAACTTTTCCCAGTAAAAGAATTGATGTATAATATAACATCCCATTATCTTGTACCTCTTCATAAAAAACTATCGTATGAATCTGCAAAGGATTTTATTAAAACATACGAGTCTACAATCCCAGTAATCCTAGTAAAAGATCCAGTCTCGAAATTCTATGGATTTAAAAAAAAAGATATAATAGAAATCGAAAGAAATTCAGGCTATATAACATACAGAATAGTTAAATAAAATAAACCCCACCCCGAATGTTAATATATATATATATTAAATATATATATATATATAGAAACAGAGAAGCGGTCACTTTCTCTTATTTTTCTTATTTTTTTTCCTTCTTGGGTTTTTTTTTTTAATACCTTCTTCGGAGGATTCTAAAACTTTTGTATTAACTACCTCTTCGCGGGAACCTGATGAATCCTTCTGATAAATACCAAAAGAGGAGGCCTGTGTACCTAGAGGCACGCCTGTTTCACAGAGGGTAACAGAGTCACCGCCTCTGGTTTTGAGGTCATTCAATTCAATACCTTTCCTATCCTCTTCGAGGTCACCTCCTTCGGAGAGTTTCGAGGTACACGGGTCGCAGGAGGCCGCTCCGCGGTCACCTCTTTCGGAGGAGGCCGCTCCGCGGTCAAATAAACCATCCCCAATAGGACACGATTCTGGGAAACTGATCTTTTTATTAGCTTCGGACTCTCCACCCGTAGGGCGACCGAGTATCGGATCACGGCAAAGCCGCTGGTCGACGTCGCTGCCTCTGGCAGCGGCTGCTCTGAAGTCACTTCCTCCTCCTTCGGACCGAGAATCGGCCCGCCCGGTACCCGGGTCGCAGGCTCCGAGTTCTCTTAGGACACCTCCACCCGTAGGGCTGCTGCTCTGCACTCCGTGTAACGGGCGCGCAGCTCCGCTGTGCACTCCGTGTAACGGGTGCGCCTGTTTCACAGAGTGCAGTCCAAAGGTAGAGGCCGCTCCGTGGTCACCTCTTAAAGAGGAGGCCCGTGTAACGGCGTCAAAGAAGCCGGTCCTAACGGCCTCTCCTAGGACACCTACCTTTTTGTTATTTTTCAAAGATTCACTCAATTGATCCCGAAGGGTATTATTATCTATATTACAAAACATTTTATTGAAAATTTCATTTATTTTACCACAATCATCTATATCTTTTATTAAATCAAAAGAATTTGTTAAATGTTGGTTATCGTTTTTTAATAATTTTAATATATCATAGTCAACTGATTCTTGTTCATATTTTAAACAATTTTTATTTATTTCCCTTCTGTGGAAAAAAGAATCTGATTCTATTACTGGACATAGCGGTTTTAAAACACCATTGTCTTCTACTTTTGTATAGGATTTCTCATTTGGGTCTCCGAAGCCACCGAAGGAGAGTTTCACCCCCGAAGGGGGCGGCCAGGCCGACCGCTCTGCGGCCGGCTTCTCCGAAGTCGAGGTCACCTGTGAAGGAGGAGCCTCTGTAAACCCTCCGCTAAAGCGGTCACCTACGACTCGGATCTGCGGGTCGATACTCGGACCGAAGGAGGCGGCCGCGTCGCGGTCACCCACGTTTTTATTCCGGTCCTGATCCGAACCTTTATTAACACCAGTTGGGGAACCTCCACCCGTTTCACGGAGTTCAGAGGTTGTATTTTTTATATAATTTGTCCGAGGAACGCTAATTTTAAATGACATTTAATAATATATAAGTATTTAAATTACTTTAAGATTTTTATTTTATAGAATCGCAATTGTTCAAAAAATTTTTAATATTAATGGTTGAATATCTTCTTTCATTATCTTTTTGATTGGGCTCAGTTAAAGAGGTCACCTCCGACCCATCGACTTCGGACCGAGTATCGGCCCGCTCCGCTGTCCACGGGCGGGCCTGTTTCACAGAGTCCACTCCTTCGGAGGCTGTATACAAAAAAGAAGGCTTGTTTGCCCGATACTCGACTACTCCCACAGCTCCGCTGGTGCTATTTGAATACAAAAAAGAAGGTTTTTTTAAAAATATATCACTGCCAGAGGCAGGTGGGGAGGATGTGCATCGGTCCATGTCCGAAGGGCTCCGGTCACTACCAAAAGTGGAGGTATACAAAAAAGAAGGCTTTTTTGAAAAAATATCCTTTTCCACCCTTGTGGTTGATGCCCCGCTTTTCATACCCGAAGGGCTTTGTATGGGTCGGCGTATTTTATCAGAGGGTGTCCAGTTTATATCCGAATGCAGCTGAGCTGTGGTGCCAGCCGCTTCGCGGTGGAGAGGCCGAGTCGCGGTCAGAGGGGTGTTTATTTTATTTTTATTTGGGATACTAATTTTAAATGACATTTAATTATATATAATTATTTAAATTAAATTATAAATTTAAAGAATATTACATAATTAAATGTGCGGAATATTAGCAATTTTGTGGATAAACAAAAATAAAAATAAAAATATTTATACAGAAGCCAATGCTGGATACACCTCTCTTATAAAAAGAGGACCTGATATGGGTAGACAATATGAAAACGAAGCTGGTCTCTTTTTTTTTAGGAGATTGGCAATTAATGATTTAAGCGATTCTGCTATGCAACCATTTATTAAAAATGGAGTTGTTGTAATGTGTAATGGGGAAATATATAATAGCGATAAATTAAAAAAAAAATATAATATAAATACTTTTTCAAAAAGTGACTGTGAATGCTTACTTGAATTGTATTTAAAACTTGGATTTGAAAAAATGATTAAAGAGTTGGATGGAATTTTCGCAGTAGTTATTTCTGATACGTCTACGACGCGTGTATATTTAGCAACTGATAGAATCGGTGTTAGGCCATTGTTTTATGGAACTGGTAATTACTCTAAGGCCGACGACGCTTACGCGGACTATATCGTGATTGGATCAACTGCTGAAAGTCTCTCTGAATTTAATTTAATTAGCGGAATTAACCATTTTAAACCAGGAATACTATCAATTTCAACCGACCGCGAAGCTGCCTCATCTGGTGGTGACCTGGGAGACCTATTTAATAAAGTGATTTCATATGATTTAACAACATTTAAACCCCAAACTTTCATAAATTCATATACTCCTAATAATACCCCTCCTAAAGATCCGGAGCGGTCGGAGGTGACCTTGGACTACAGAGCAGCCCGCAGCTCCGATGGGGATAGGCCGCCTCTTTCACCTCCTTCGGACCGGGTACCGGGCGGGCTGATTCTCGGTCCAAAAGAGGTGACCGAAGGAGGAGGCCCGCCCGTTACCACGAGTGGATTTATAGAAAAAAGAATAAATAAATTGTTATTAAAAGCGGTAAGAAAACAAATAATATCAGATAGACCGATCGGATGCATGCTTTCCGGTGGATTGGATAGTTCTTTGATATGTTCGATTTTATGTAAAATATTGGGACCAAAAAATGTTAGAACATATTCGATTGGAATGAATGGATCAACCGACCTTAGATATGCTAAATTTTTGGCCGAAAACCTTGGTACAATTCACACGGAGGTATATTTTACACCAGAAGATGGTCTTTCTGCAATTCCATTTGTTATAAAAGATTTAGAAACATATGATATAACGACAATTCGAGCAAGTGTCGGAATGTGGTTATTGTCAAAGTATATTTCAGAAAATACAAAAGATAGAGTTATTTTTTCTGGTGAAGGAGCGGATGAATTGTTTTGTGGGTATCTTTATTTCCACTATGCTCCATCCGATAAATCACTCGAAGAAGAAAGTTATAGATTGGTTGAAAATTTATATAAATATGATGTTCTTAGAGCGGATAGGAGTGTCTCATCTCACGGTATAGAACTTAGAGTTCCATTTTTAGACAACAAACTTGTTGACTTTTGCTTATCAATTCCTGGATCATATAAAAAACCTATAAATGGTATTGAAAAATATATACTAAGAAAATCGTTTGACCTCCCCTCCTTCGCAGGTGACTGTGGATATTTACCATCTGAAATATTGTGGAGAAGAAAAGAGGGATATAGTGACGGTGTTTCTTCATTGGAAAAATCATGGTTTGAATATATAAAAGAACATGTAGAAAATATAATATCTGACAGTGAATTTGCACCATTTTCGACTATATTTCCAAGTAAAGAATCATACTATTACAAAAAAGTATATGATACATATTTTCCAAATTATAAACAAAATTTAGAGTATTGGATGCCAAAGTGGGTAGAATGTAATGGAGATCCATCCGGGCGAAAAGTAGAAGTTTTTTCTAAAAATATTGTAATAACTTAAAAGTATAATAATATTATAAATAAATGGATAATATTATTATATTCAAAACAATATCTATGTTTGTAAAAGAATTAGGCAATATGTATGGTAAATCTTTTAGAAACGTAAATTTATATATGCATCTTATAGATAGAACAACATTTTCACACGAATTGGCCATCCAAAAACATATTGATGCTTTTAGAGTTTTTTGCGAAGAAAATACAGAAAGTTTAATGAATAGTGATCATTTATCGTTTAAAAAAAAGACTGTTAAATACTCAAAAAAAGTATTTATTAATTTTCAATCTATTTTTGAAAAAACAATATCAGACGGCGCATTCGACACTTCAAAAACAATTTGGAAATATTTACATATTATAGCAATGAATCTTCTCCCCTCTTTCAAATCCCAATTTCGCGATAAAATAATCGCGAATAAAAAATCACCCACTGCAACCCCTTCCCAAGACAATTCCGGAGCCGGTGCACCGCAACCCGTAGGGCAAACCTGCCAGGAAGAGAATTTTTTAGAAGAATTAATAACTAAAATAGAATCAAACGTTAATTTATCTGAAAATACAAATCCAATGGAAGCTGTCACAGGTATAATGCAATCGGGCATTTTTACAGAAATGATATCGGGAATGAACAATGGTTTTAAAAATGGAACATTAAATATGAATAATATGCCAAACGCAATCCAAAAGATTCTATCTAAAATGTCTCCTCAATCTGGTAAAAAAGGAAATAAAGAGTTTGATCAAATGAAATCAACAATGGATAGTATGCTAGGATTACTCTCTTTCAGTGGTGGCGGGTCTGACTCGTCAAGACCAGTTCCAGATATGCAAAATTTAATGTCTCTATTAATGCCTCAAGTAGCAAATATGATGACTGGGGATCAAGACTCGGACGATGAAAAACCCCCCTTGCCACCCCCCCGTACCAGGAATTGTCTGGAAAGATAAAAACTATATTTATATATACACAAATGTGTATATATAAATGAATAATATAGACGATGCTAATATTGGAAGAAATTTCCCAAATAAAAAAATAGAATATCTTTTTTCTAACCCAAAAACATCAAATTTAATAGACGAATTAGAACATAATAATATTCTTAGGAGTTCATATTATAGAAATACATGTACAACCAACTCCTACTACGTAGTAAATGAAAATGAAGCTGGCTATATAGGAGCTGGTGGAAATGGAATTGTTAGACATGGAAAATATATAGACGCCAGAGGCGTCGAAAAAAATGGTGCCTTTAAAATATTTATATCAACAGATGATCAGTATAATCCATATGATGGTACATTGATAATGTATAATTTAATGGAAATAAAATATGGAATTGAATTAATGAAATCTATACCAGAGTCGGTAGTGCACATTGAATTGGTAAACTCTTGTAAAATACTAAAATCTTATGATGGCGAAGATAAATTTTTAGAAGGAAATGATTTATTTATAATTGCAATGGAATATGGAGAACCATTTATTGATTATTTTAAATCATCTGATATAATGGTTTTTTCAACTATGTTATCTAAATCAATGGATGCTCTCGATAATTTAAATAGGCATGGATATTATCATAGAGATGTAAAACTTCAAAATATTATAGTTGTAAATAGAAATGGTTCAAAAGTTCCAGTAATAATAGACTTTGGGAGAACTGATTATTTTGATAATGACATCTTCTCTATACCACAACAATTTCAAAACATACCAGTCGACGCATTCTATCTAGGTCTTGTCGCATTACATAATTTAAATTATGAAGAAACATACTCATCTAAATCTGAGAAAAAACTTAAAAAAAAAGTAATATTTTGTCTATGTTGGAAATTCTATCGTATTTTAAACACATTTAATACCGGCAATCCGGACGAACTAATAGTCGATTTTGCAAACGAATTTAATGACTGGTTCTGGGACGAAAATGTATATGGAATGAGAACATCTTTTTCTAAATTTAAAAAACTTTTAAATAAATATCATCCTCAGGCAACCGACCGGAATGGCGTCCTAGGTGGCCCGGCCTGCGATCTAATCGCTACTGAAATTAGAAAATATATAACAAACAGGCTTCTAATCTTTAATTCAAAAAGAATACACATACCAGATCCGAGCAGCAGCCCCCTTACAAAACAATATTTTATAAATTTATTAAAAAATGAATTATCTAATCTACCATCACTACCTTCGGTAGAGGCCTCTCCGCGGTCACTGCCAGAGGCGACCTCGGAGAGGTCTTCATTTCCCATTTATAAAAGACGGTCCAATCCACCATCTGGATATTCCTCAAGTAGACTAAAGACGCCTGTTTCACAGAGGGTACCTCTTCGAGGCCAGCTCCTCCTTCGGACCGAGAATCGGCCCGCCCGTGGTCCTCTTCGAGGCTCGCCCGTTACTCTCGGTGACCGCGGGGACCTCTCCGAGGTCCCCTCTGGCGGTGAAACTCTCCTTCGGAGCCGCGGTACACGGAGTGGAACGGGTCGTAGGCGTGTAGGACGCCAGAGTACTAGGTCCCCACCTCCTCGGACAACACGTAGGGAGCCAGATACTCGGACCAAAATAATAAGTAGACCAAAGACACAGCTCCTCCGAAGGATGCGTGTGGGCCGCCTGAGTCCTCGGTCCCCACCTCCTCTTTCTACTGCTTCGCAGCGGGCCGATTCTCGGACCACCCGTCGGGCGGCTACGAGTAGACTAAAGAAGCTAGTAAAGTTTTTTTAAACTAGCCCGTGGAACGGTCGTATAAAAGAAATTGTGATATAATCTTATGTTTTTTTTTAGATATTTCTTTACATCTATGAAATATTATCTTATCCAGTCCTTTGGCGGATATAATTTCTTCTTCTGACCATTCTTTACATTTATCAGTAATATGATAATTATGAGCATTAATCAATATTCCTAATAATACATCATCTGGTACTTTTAATTCCATTATATATTTTATTTTTTTATATTGGACCAATACATTTGCCCATTTTTTACTAAAAATAAGTGTCCATCCCGTATACCACTGAGCTCCTCCTTCTTTGTTATTTATAATTTCTGGTCCGTAATAAGGTAATTTTTCTTTTTTAATTTTTGAAATTATTTTATTTTTAATAATCTGATGTTCTTCAGATAAATCATATTCTGAATCGTCATGATGTATACATAATTTCCCAGTACTAAAAAAAATATCCCGTTTTATATTTTTTAAATAATTATTTAATGCTCTATAATTTACGACAGTACTAAGATTTGTTCTTACATAGAAATCATAATTATTTTCATGTAAAAATTCTAATGATAAAATTGTTTTCTGGAAAATACCTGGTGTAAAACATTCTTTCCCCCCACAATAAATTGTATTTTTTTTAATCAAACATGTACCCGGCTGCATTCTTGAATCGGATTCTATAAAAAATACGTCTATATTTTTAAATGTATTATTATAAATAGAAGATAACCAAATTTTTTTCTCTTCTATCCATCTTTTTTTTTCAATTTCTGTACCTGTGTCTATATATTCAGATGATATAGAAATTATTAATATTGCTATTTTTTTATTTATTTTATCTATATCCACTCCGTGTAACGGGCCGGCCTCTCCGAGGTCCACAGCGAAGCATTCGACCGCGGAGCGGCCGCCTTCTACGAAGTCAAGGTCCAAATTGCAACCCTCTCCGCGGTCTGACATAGACAAGCAACTACCTGAAGGGGGTCGTAGGCCAAATCTGCAAGAGGTCGGATGTGACCGCAGAGCAGCAGCCACCACATAAAATATTAAAATAATAAATAAACCTAAAATTAATACCGATGAAATCCGTATTTTGCTTATTTTTTTTTTATTTGTCATTTATTATATTCTTTTAAAATTTAAAGACAAATCTTCGATTTGTATATACATGTTTAAACGTGAAAGAATTTATAAATCGTTTACCTCGGTTTTTTCATCTTTTGAAATACCAGAAGTGCAAAGATTGAAAAATGATAAAGCGGTCGAAGAAATATACAATGAAGAAAATACTTATTTTTTGAATTTTGGGGAATATAACATGCCTGGTGTTATATCAATTGCTATAAATAAAAGAACTGGTATTCAATATCTCGTTGATGGTCAACATAGAATTTCTGCTTATAAAAATCTATATGACAATTTCCCGTCTAGGCCTTTGAATATATATATAGATAATTGGTATTATAATGATATTGATTGTAAAAATTTGGAAGTTAATATCATCTCAAAAAAAATAAACACTTGTCAACCCCATCCACTAACAGAATTATCAATCGACGAACACATAGTTATTAAGACTATTGAAATTTATTTTAAACAACATTATTTTAAATATATAAAAAAATCAAATAATCCGCGCTCTCCAAACATAAATATAGATCATTTAAAAGATAAAATTAAAAAATGTAATATTATCAAAGAATTGGGAATTGGAAAAGGCGAGACTCTACTTGAATATATACTTGAACTAAATACATTCTATAGTACTATATCAAATAAAACTTTTAAAAATTGGGGTATACAAAACTTTAAAGACCCCCCCTCGGAAGTAGGTGCCATCGAAGATGTGCCATCATTCTACTTGGGTTTCTATAAAAATTATGAGTGGTTATATAGAATAATACAATCAAAAAAAGGCGGTGGTGATTATCATAATTTCGAACACAAATCTATTTCTTGTAGAGATAACATTCCAAAAAGATTGGCATTACAGGTGTGGAAAGAATATCAAGACGACAAAAAAGATGTTTTAAAAGGCAAATGTTGGTGTTGTAAAAATAAACTCAAAAGAGATAATTTCGTATGCGGTCACGTTATTTCTGTTCTCCGCGGTGGACAAACTCATTTTCAAAATCTTAGACCAATATGTACCCAATGTAATACCGACTGTGGAATTGAAAATTTAGATGATTTTAAAACAAAATATTACTGCCAGAGGCAGTGACCTCGACTTCGGACCTAGAATCGGCCCGCCCGGTACCCGGGTCGCAGGTGACCGTTTCTAGAAATTTAAAATAAATTACTATAGTAATTTATTCTATTGGATGTCTCTTTCACAGTTGAGATTTTATTTTTACCGCCGCTTTTAGCGGATTATATCATTAAATATCGATAGATTAATATTATCTAAAATAATTAATTTATTATAGATAATATTAATCTATCGATATTTTTTGTAAAAGTAATTCTTCATTATTTTTATCGTACTCTGGGTTACTCCACATAAATAACCAGTCATAATCACATATTTTAATACTTAATATTATTTTTATTTCTTCATCAGTTAAATCGTTATCAGTATTTAAATACATATTTAAATACGCTAAATATTTAACGAATATACTATATATTTTAACTTTTTCATCATCACAAATATACATTTCTTCTTCTTTTTTTGTTGTTATATAAATTGTTCTTTTGGAATTAGGTATATATAACTTACCATTTTTTGATGGATAATATCTTACCCAATCAATATCATTATAGTTAAACCATTTTGGTAACATATAGTTTTCACTGATATATTTACTCTTTTCATGACTAGCAAATGATTTTTCAAATAGTATTTCTTTTGCCATATTAATTAAATTAATTTATTTATATCCATTATCTATTTATATCAATTTATATCAATTTTTTATTCCAATTTTTTTTTACTCACATCGAAGATGTATAATAATATAATGCCTACTCATAAAAGCGAAGATTATAAATTATCTGCGGTTGAATATTATTTAACAGAAGACAGAGGCGGTGCGTGTTTATGCGTGTGTATGTAAACACATCGAAGATGTACGTGTGTATGCGTGTGTATGTAAACACTGCCAGAGGCGGTGACCTCGACTTCGGACCGAAAATCGGCCCGCCCGGTACCCGGGTCGCAGAGTGACCGTTTCTAGAAATTTAAAATAAATTACTATAGTAATTTATTCTATTGGATGTCGCTTTCACCTAGGTTGCCTCTTTGATTTTTAAAATTTAAAGAGTAAAGTAAAGTAATAATGTCAACAGAATTTATATGCGAATATTGTAAAACTAAATTGAATAATATAAAAGCTTTGAATAAACATCAGAGAGTATCAAAATATTGTCTAGTTATACAGGGGAAAATAGAAGATAAAAAGAAGAAAAGAGAAGAAGAGAGAGAACAAAAAGAAAAAGAAAGGGAAAGAATAAGAAAAGAAAAAGAAGAAGAGAAAGAACAAAAAGAAAGAGAACGAGAAAGAGAAAGGGAAAGAATAAGAAAAGAAAAAGAAGAAGAGAAAGAAAGGATAGAAAGAGAAAAAGAAAAAGAGAAAGAAGAGAAGAGAGAAAATAGGCATCGATGTGAGTATTGCAAAGTAAAGTTTACGACAAGAACAAATTTATGTGGACATTTAGATATATGTTTAGAGAAATATAAGAAGATAATAGAAGATAAGGAAAAAATAATTGAAAAAAATAAAATTGAGAAGAAAAAAGAGAAGGAAAAAATATTAAAACCAACTCCTATTACTAATATTGGGCCGGCTCCTTCGACTTTGAAAAAACCTCTTGTTCTAAATGATATGACAATCGATGTAGACCCTGTATCCTTGATGATTAACGCAACCCAGATGTGTAAGGCCGCTGGGAAATTATTTGCTAATTATAAACAACTTGATGGTACAAAAGACTATTTACAGGCTCTAGAATCCGTTATTGGGATCCCAATAACGGAATTAATCAAGGTAGTCCAGGGTGGAAATTCGAAAGAACAAGGAACGTGGGTTCATAGATTGGTAGCAGTTCATTTGGCACAATGGCTGTCGCCGTCATTCGCCGTCCAAGTCTCCCTTTGGGTTAATGAACTTATGATTACCGGTAAAGTAGAATTGGGAAATGAACTAAGTAATGAAGCCATCGATGATAAATGGAGAATTAAATTAAATGAAGAAAAAGAAAAATATATACTGGAAGCCAATAGGTGTAAAGACCTTGAACTAACAATTAATCAGATCGAAGAAGATAAGATAAAAAAAGAAGAATATGAAAAGAAAAAAATAATTGATGATTTAAATACAACAATTTCCGTGTTTTCTACAGAAACAAAATCCAATTTAAATTTTCATAAAGAAAAAGAAGTTATTTATCTCGGGTATATAGGAAATTTTCTTTTCAAGTATGGTCAAAGCTCAAACTTCAAGGATAGATTGGGAACCCATGAGAAATCGACATCGTATGAAAAGTTTGAAATAGTAAAGGTTTTTACGTGTAAAAATCCTGTTGTTTCTGAAAGGAGAGTAAGAGAGTGGGTTCGAAAGAACAAATTGGAGTACGAGTATAAGACAGATGGAGAAACCGCTCGCGGGCAGAGAGAAATAATAAAAGTAGAGAGCAAAGAGATGTTGGAGAGGGTATGCAAGGCGATGCAAAAGTATAGTAATTTAAGTGATAAAAAAACTACGGATGTAGAAGTAGAGATTAAAAGAATAGAAGCGGAAATAGAGATTAAAAAAACCGAAGCAGAAGTCGAGATTAAAAAAACCGAAGCAGAAGTCGAGATTAAAAAAACCGAAGCAGAAGTCGAGATTAAAAGAATGAATTTATTAGAGAGCGGTAAAATAAATTTTGATCAATATATTCAATTAAAAAATAAAAATCTGTAGGTATTTGGCATATTATAATTAGACAGATAATCTGTATGTGTATGTGTATGTGTATGTGTATGCGTGTGTATGTAAACAAGGAAAAATTTATGATTTTTTTTTTAAAAAAAAAAAAAAAATTTGGATTATGAAAATATAAGCACACACACATGGCAAATAAAAAAGATTATTTTATAATAAAGTCCATATAAATAAATATATATTTATTTTGGCCTATAAACACCTTTGATTAATGCATTTGACAGGGACCAGGGTCCAAGAGTGCTAACACACATATTAATTTTATATATAAATTAATATTTTATATTAATTTATATAAAAGTGATTATTTAATTTAAGGAATTAAAGTAAAGTAATAATGTCAACAGAAGTAATATGTGAATATTGTAAAAATAAATTTAATAATATAAAAGCTTTGAATAAACATCAGAGAGTAACAAAATATTGTCTTGTTATACAAGGGAAAATAGAAGATAAGAAGAAACGAAAAGAAGAAGAGAAAGAAAGGGTGGAAAGAGAAAGAGAAAAAGAAAAGGAAAGAATAAGGAAAGAAAAAGAAGAAGAGAGAGAACAAAAAGAAAGAGAACGAGACAGAGAAAGGGAAAGAATAAGAAAAGAAAAAGAAGAAGAGAAAGAAAGGATTGAAAAAGAGAAAGAAGAGAAGAGAGAAAATAGGCATCGATGTTTATATTGTAAAGTAAAGTTTACGACAAGAACAAATTTATGTGGACATTTAGATATATGTTTAGAGAAATATAAGAAGATAATAGAAGATAAGGAAAAAGAGAAGGAAAAAATAATAGAGGAAAATAAAATTGAGAAAGAAAAAATAATAGAGGAAAATAAAATTGAGAAAGAAAAAATAATAGAGGAAAATAAAATTGAGAAGGAAAAAATAATAGAGGAAAATAAAATTGAGAAGGAAAAAATAATAGAGGAAAATAAAATTGAGAAAGAAAAAATGAAAAATAAATGGAAAGTGAAAAAGGAAAAATTGAGGAAAGCTGGAAGTAGAATTAAGATTGGAAATAATAATACAATAAACAATATAAATCAGACAGTAAAGATAGTATTACAGTCGATTGATTTGTCTGAAGAAAATATAAAAAAAATATGTTCTCATTATGGGAGAGAAGATTTTTTAAGAGGATCGATTGGAGCAGCAAGATTTATACAAAAGAATATAATGAGTACACAGGAAGGAGATCCGACGGCGGTGTGTACTGATATAGCAAGAAAGATGTTTTATGTGAATATAAATGGTAAGCAAATTAAAGATCCTAGTTTACATATTTTCTATAGCAAAATAGATAGTTATATGAAAAAGGAGTATTATAGGGTATATATAGAGGAAAACGAGTGTGTCAGGGGGGAGAGGAGGTCTTCGGAGGAGATTACAGAGGATAGGTACAGAGATATATTGAATAGAAACAAAGTAATGAAGAAGTTGGCGGAGATGGCATATGTACATTCAAGTAAATTACAAATTACTAATATATAGAATAACCGAGAATTGGCCCGCATATTTTATTTATTTAATAATAAATAAAATATTTTTAGTCCCGGCCGCTTTGCGGTGCACGGCGTCACCTCCGACGTCTACGACGCTCCCTGGGGAGACAATCGTCCTTTATAAGATCATGTACAGAAAAGAGGCCTGTCAGAGGCAGCGATACATTTATGCATCCTGATAAATCCAATGTGTGACATCTACCCAGATTACTTACATCTTTAACTTTTACACAGTCGTTTAAATACAAGGTGTGTACAGAAGAGAGACAGTTAACGTCTGATACATTTATGCATCCAGATAAATTTAAAGTATGAACTTCTCCGAGGTCATCTACTTTTTCAATATTACATTTTACAAGATCAAGTCTGTATACTTTCCCAAGATTGCTAAAATTTGTCAATTGTTTACATCCATTTAACATCAAGTCATATATATTTCCAAGACATGTTACATCGATCAGATTTTCACAATAACCAAGATTTAGAGTGTGTACATTACTTATATTTTCAACAGTTGTCACACATTTGCAGTTGTATAAACACAATGATATTTGTGTAGAAGTATCGGCTACCGCGGAGGCTTCATTCATTCTATATTCTGGATCTGTGTAATATTTAATAGAATTGGCCAAACTATATTTTTTGTATCTATATCTTTTTAAACCCTCCGAAGGAGGTGACCCCCCGAAGAGGCCTCTGGCGGTGAAATAAAAAAGTGAAAGTATAAAATTATAAGCGTCTTCTGGGCCCGAGGGGTGCAATCTTCCAATTGTTGAAAATATTTTTTCTATTATTTCAATAGGCATATTATTTAATGTAGTCATTTTATTTTCAATTACCCCAACGAAGGTGGTTAAAATCATTTTTATAAAGATATGACTCCGGAGGTGCCGCCTTAAATGTGAACCACCGCATTCCCGCTACGCATGCATTTTATAAAAATGAATTTTATCTAATTAATAAGTAAGTAGTATCGTAATATGTCTAATGATATGAATCAAAAAAATCAAGATCAGATTATTATAAATGATTATAGAAAATTAATAAATGATGTAAACGAAAGTAATAATCTGTTCGATCCGACTATATCTTATGAACAGCTTATTAATATTCGTAAAGAGAAAATTAAAGCATTGCTTGTCTATACACATAATAATCTTGAATTTGTAAAGAGGCACGAACAATTTAGATTGGCTGTTGGTAAAAAAATATTGAAATGGTATTTTGAAGGAAATATTTTTGAAAAAGAAATTGCTAATGAATATAAATTTTTATTGGATCTTTTAAGAAATAAAATTATACATCCGAAATAAATATTAAATTTAATTACTATTTATAGTAATTAAATTTAGAGTGACAAACATAAAAATGATTTTTTACGATTTAATTATTATAAAAATAATATGAATTTGAAAAATTCAATTGAAAATATAGAGCTATGTAAATTGGGCGAATTTGCAAGTTCTTTATCAACAAAATATAAATTTATAAAATATAAAGATGTAATAGATATATGGAATTGTACTTTAGGCCAGAAGGTAACGGGCGGGTCTACTTCGGCCCGCTCGGTACCCGGGTCGCTGAAGCCGGCCGCAGAGCGGTCGAAGAGGCCGCCGCTAAAAGTGGTGACCTTTGAAAAGCCGCCTCCTTTGGAGGTGCCAGCCTCTCCGAGGGCTCCGCGGTCACCTCCAAAGGAGGCGGCTTTAGCCAACGGCCCCCTTCGGGTAGCGGCGCCGTTGGTGAACAAAAAAAAAATTATTATTGATGAAGATTTTGACTTTTTCGTTGCGTCGATAAAAAATAAAAAAAAATTTATATTAGATGAAGAAGAATTTATAATTTCTAAAAATAGAAAACATATAAATGTAAAAATAGAAGACTCGATAATTAATAATGCCTCACCTGCGACCCGGGTACCGGACGGGCCGATTCTCGGTCCGAAGGAGGCGGCCTTTCCTAGGTCACCCCCCGAGGGGCCGGCTTCTCTGGTGTCGAAAGCGGAGGCCGCCCCCTTCGGGGGTGCCGATACTCAGACCGAAGCCGGTGTCCTCGACGCCAGCTTCTACGAAGTCGAAGGAGGAGCTGAAAATGAAGATGATGATTCGGATTCTATAATAAAAACTATATTGGAGAATTTGATTATAAAAGATACTATACCAAAATCTATATCTAATTATTTGAGTTTTAGTAAAAAGCCAATGAATATCGAAAAAATCGTCGAGTTTGAAGATATAGAAGAATTAATAAAAGACATATAATTTATTTTTTATTTTTTTTTTATATTAATAAATGGAATACAATAACTCACAAACTGGAAATGCATGTTCATATTCCAGACTGCAAAATTACAATTCTTCTCCTCGTGGCTCAATGGGGCAACCCGCTATCTCTCCGTCTACTGTTTCTGGACAATATGTAATTCCTGTTTACGGGGCTCCAGGCTATGATACGCTCTCCCGTAGCAAAGGAGCTACAGGCAGTGGTCCAAGTTGCTCTGGTTATTTTAATATTTCAGCAGCCTACGGAGATGTCGATGGCGATTGCAATCAAGCTTATACTACACGAATGTGCGGTAACTAATATTTTATTTTTTAAAATAAAAATGATATTTATAATAATTAATATATTAAAATTTAATATATTAATGCATCAAATTTGTATTTTTAAAGATTTGGACAAATGTAAACAAGGAGCTTCATTTAATTATCAGGGACAAAAAATACCGATTTATTGCTTAAAACACAAAATCGATGGAATGGTTGATGTTAAATCTAAAAAATGCATGTTTGATAATTGCAAAACACGACCGAGCTTTAATGTCGAAGGTGCAAAATCCCCAATTTATTGCTTAAAACACAAAGAAAATAATATGATTAATGTTATATCTAAAACTTGTAGATTTGAAAATTGCAAAAAACAACCTGTCTTTAATTTTGAAGGAAAAAAACAAGCTATTTATTGTTTTTTGCACAAAGAAAATAATATGATTAATGTTATATCTAAAACTTGTAGATTTGAAAATTGCAAAAAACAACCAAATTATAATTTTGAAGGAAAAAAACAAGCTATTTATTGTTTTTTGCACAAAGAAAATAATATGATTAATGTTATATCTAAAACTTGTAGATTTGAAAATTGCAAAACCCAACCAAATTATAATTTTGAAGGAAAAAAACAAGCTATTTATTGTTTTTTGCACAAAGAAAATAATATGATTGATATTAAAAATAAAACTTGTAGATTTGAAAATTGTAAGACCATACCAACTTATAATTTTGAAGGAAAACAACAAGCTCTATATTGCTGTTTACATAAACATACAAATATGGTTGATGTTAAACATAAAACTTGTAGATTTGAAAATTGTAAGACCATACCAAATTATAATTTTGAAGGAAAAAAACAAGCTCTATATTGCTGTTTACATAAACATACAAATATGGTTGATGTTATATCTAAAACTTGTAAATTTGAAAATTGTAGAACTAGACCTGTCTTTAATGTCGAAGGTGCAAAACAGGCTCTGTATTGTTTTTTGCACAAAGAAAATAATATGATTGATATTAAAAATAAAACTTGTAAATTTGAAAATTGTAGAACTAGACCTGTCTTTAATGTCGAAGGTGCAAAACAGGCTCTGTATTGTTTTTTGCACAAAGAAAATAATATGATTGATGTTATAGCTAAAAGATGCAAAACACATATGTGCGAAACACTGGTAAAGAAAAAAGACAGAGGATATTGTTTTTTTTGTCATAGAAGACGGAAAAGAAGAGCCGAAGATGATTGAGGTTATTAATTTATTTTTCGATACTTAACTTAATTATTTATTCCTACGGAATAAATAATTTTATGATGAGTAGCGCTTCGGTTCAGCCTGGTATATTTTATCTACGGACAGCAAATTGTTTTAAAATTACTAAAGGAACAATTTTTAACGAAGATATGCTTGTTGACTCCAATAATACAGGGGGTGCACATCCAGCTTGATAGGCTTCTAACCATCGATAAGCGCATAAACACCATGTATCACCATCCACAAGACCAGGGAAACCATTTCTAGGAGTAATTAAATCATTATTTTTTTTTTTTGAAAACTGTAAAAACTTTTCCGTTACAATAGCACAAATTACATGTACTCCAATATCATTATTTCCTGTAATACAATAATTATTTCTATAAAAACCTGTTGTCTTATTGAGTCCTCCACATAAAACCAAGCTTCCACCTAGAACATTTTTGAGTTTTGATGATGCATTCATTTATATATACACAGATGTTTATATATACACAGATGTTTATATAAATAAAATTATATATACAAATTTGTGCATAATATAAATGACAAGAAGTATTATAAATTTATCAAAAATATATTTTACCCAGGATAGTATTAACTATAATTTTTCTGATGGGACGGGGAATCTTAAAAGCATGTTTGAAAAAATAAAAAACGGAGAGACGTCTGTAATGGAGATAACACAAAAAAATCCATTGGTCGTTTATAGAATAAAAAACAAGTATTATGAAAAGGATATATATTATTCATGTAATAATAGAAGGCTTTGTGTTTTCAAAGAGTATGAATTATATTTAAAAAAAAAATTTCCAAAATATTTTAACAAGAATTTTTCATTGTCTATAACCGTGTTAATAAAAAACATTAAAAAAGAAGAAGAAGAAGAAGCATGTTCCCATAAAATTACGTACAAAAATGGAATTTACGATGGTAAAAAAATAAATGTTAGAAATAGTCGTTATCACAATCTTTATAGCGATGTATGCCCTGGGTTGAATTTAAATGACCTAGACGCCTCTGCTAGGACGTGTAAATATTGTCATTGGTCACCGTGGCTAGATTCTCGATCCGCAGCTACGGTAGCCACGGCGAAACCGCGAAGAAATTTATAAAAGTGACGAGGCTGGCAGATGGTGGAGCTATTGTCATGTAATTATTATATACACATCTTCGATGTGTATATAATAAATATGCATGGTTATAAAACAAATATTGAAGATAAAACTCTTAAGAATAAGGCGTATAGAAAAGTATTATATACAACAAAACAATCTCAATTGGTAATAATGTCAATACCATATATGGACGATATTGATTTTGAAATTCATAGAAAAACAACACAATTTATAAGGATAGAAAGAGGAGAATGTGATGTATATATAAATAATAAAAAATATAGATTGAAAGATGGAGATGTTGCTATTATTCCAGCAGGATGTAGACATTATGTAAAAAATACTGGAAATGAAGATCTAAAATTGTATACTATATATTCACCGCCAGAACATGAAGAAGATTTAATACAGTTGACTCATCCACCTGCGGCCGGCTTCTCCTAAGTCGAGGTCCACGGCGAAACCGCGAAGAAATTTATAAAAGTGAAATTTATACACATCAAAGATGTGTAAGAATAAATGAGTGAAAAAATAAGGTATATTATTGTTTTGGGGGATGGAGACCCGTATATAGAAAATATCAAAAATGTAAAAGATCCATTTGAATATTATCATCATTTGTACGATAAATCATATTTGAATCCATATATAACGTGCATAGAATCACCTTACAAAAATATTTATTATGTTTATAAAGATAAACGACATGGTTACGCTGGAATGAAACTTGAATATGCCAAAAAAATTTTACCTTTTTTTTAAAAAAATCATTTATCATTTAATATAAATGATAAATGAATATAATAGAAATAAAATAAAAAATATAAAAAATTGTTATACGTATGAAGATTGTCCTAAAGGATCCTCGATGCGGTCTCCGCCTATTAATAGAGAATCTATAAAATTTATATTTATGGGATGCTGGGGTGTGTTTTGTTCAAACGAAACAATAAAAGGGAGTCGCTATGCTGGATTATCTGTTTCCGAATTATTGACTGAAATAACAAACAAAGTAAAAACACAGGGAGTAATTTTGGGGGGCGATAATATATACCCGTGGTATAAAGATAAGGACAAAGGAGGTGATTATATGAATGTAATGAAAAGACAGCTTGATGTTGGGTTTAAACAGTGTTTTAAGAATGTAAATGTTGAAGAGTATTTAGTTGCGGTTGGAAATCATGATATTGAAAAATGCGAGTTTATACAAACGCAAATAAATTATAAAAAATGGAAATTTCCAGCATTATATTATAATATAGTTTATAGGTTAAATAAAGGAATTGTTGTAAATCTTATTTTTATAGATACGAATATATATACACAATCAACGTATTGTGATGATAAAAAATATGCTTATAATCAAGGGGCGAGTAGGAGTGAAAATGAACGGATCAATATGGAAAAATTGATGGAATATACAAGTAGGCAATTTCAATGGCTAAAACATGTATTGGAACAAAATAGAAATAGTTTTAATATAGTTATAGGACATGTTCCACCAATTTACAATCCTCATAAAATTGAAGACGGATCGCATGTACATCTTGCATTAGATATTTTAAAATTATCACATATGATAGATTTGTATATGTGTGCGGATGAACACAACCAGCAATTTTTGAATTCGCCATATTTTCCACCGTGCGTCGTGGCTGGGTCCGGGGGTAATAAATTGGACAATTTAATTCTCCCGGAAAGAAATTCAATATTTAATAGAACAAATCATGAAACACTTTTTGCAAAAAGCAGACACGGATGTGTTCTTCTAAATGTACAAAAAAATAAAATAGGTATTACTTTTTATGGAATTGAAGATATTGGACATGTTAGTTCCAATCCAAGCATATATGGAACCAATGATATTAAGATGGTTGAATTTTCAACATCGACAAAACCTCCAATAAAAAGGATGATGTATTTCGAAGTAGATAAAAATTTGAAAAATAATAGACCCGCTTCTGGATATGCAGGTATAGAAAATCTTCTGAAATCAAAATTAAAAGACCGCGAAGCGGTATATTATGATTTATATTATGACGCCGGGCAACGGGCCGCCTCCTTTGGAGGTGATAGGATTCGGCAGCCTGCGAAGCCACGGGCCTCTTCGAGGTCCACTCCGTTACACGGGCGGGCCCGTGTAACGGCGTCCACGGTACCAAGTTAAATATAAATACACATCTTCGATGTGTATAAAATAAAATGAATACTATATTTTAAAAACATAATAAATATAAATGAATAAAATATTGAATTATTATACAAGCGGATATATATCTGATATTGATAATGAAGAGAGGAAACGACAGGGATTGGATCAACAGATTGATCCATTACAAAATATATTGGGACGATGCAATAAAAATTATAAAAACTTTACATACACAAGGGGTGGAGAATCCGTAATTGGTGACGAGCCGATTCCCGAGCTGCCGACGTCTCAAAATGGATGGAAGCCTATGGATATAAAATCAACAAAATACGTGAGCTGGGAGGCTGCTAGAGGTTGGAATAACGGGTATGGGGGTGGAGTTAAAGAAGATTTCAAAGCGAGCTCCTCCGACGTGGACCTCGGAGAGGCCCGCCCGTTACCCAGCGGAGCTGCGTGCCTCAAAGAGGTACACGGAGTGGAGCAGCCGGCGGTTGTATCGTACAGAGACAAACCTGATACAAATGCTCGGTCTTTTGGGCCAAAATTATGGTATATATTGCACAATGCGGCTAAAGCATACCCAGACAGTCCAACCGAACTGGTTAGATATCGGATGAAGAATTTAATATTAGGAATTCCATATCTTGTTCCATGTGAAAATTGTTACGAGCATTCTCTTGTGTATATAGATAATATTGAAAACCTTGATGAAATATGCTCTAGTAGAAAAAACTTAATTAAGTTTTTTGTAGAATTTCATAATAGTGTTAACAAAAGACTTGGGAAAAATATTTATTTTCTGACTGAGTAAAAAAGCGGTTACCTTGGACAGGCGGCCGCTAAAAGCGGTTAGTGTTTTTTATTTGTATAATATTTTTTTTTGAGATATAGAGCAAGAAAAACAAAAATACATGATAATCCTATTATTAAAAAGATATATTCAACAGACATCTGGCCGACATTTAATGAGGGTAATTTAAAATTTTCTTTTGCGCGAGAAGATTTGAAGTTTGAAACCAATAATGGATCATCATATCCTGAAATTGGAATATTGACTCCGTTGTTTTTGATGTACATATTTATTATACACAAAAATTTAAATTATCCAAAGTTTTATATATTTTTGAAATTGATTTATCGATTTGAAAATATACAGCTTCTGATATTATGTAGATAGTTTCAAGTTTTGAAATCAATTCTATAATGCAATTTATAATTGATGTTTTTGGAAGATTTATTCTTGATAAAATCAATTCATTTTTTGAAATTTCTTTTGTTTTTTCTATATCGTAAGTTACGTTATTAGTTTTATTGTCATAAGAATCCATGATTGATTTTATTTGGAGAATAATTGTTTTTTCAAAAGAACAGATTTCATCGAGAAGACGGGTGAACTCGAGTATGTTTTTATTATATTCCTCCTTCTTTAAAGAGATGTCTTGTATTTTTTTAAAATATAAAGTTCCGTCGATGATATCTTTTATATTTATTAAATATAGTTTTGAATTTTCTTCAAACTGTTCGTATATGTTTTTTTTAATTAATGATACATCTTCCCATATGGTTTTTTTTTTATAAAATTGTTCTAAATCTACAAATATATTTATATTATAAATATGGGATGAGTCACCGACGTCGATTGTCTCTGTATTAGATTTTGGCTGCTCTGCACAGCGGAGCTGCGCGCCTGTTTCACAGAGTGCAGAAGACCTATTAGCATCGGCTTTTATTCGATAAAATTCAACAGTGTTTGATCTACTTATATAAGAAATAAAAGAAGAAGACATTATTGTTATCTTATAGTTTATTTTTTTAACGAATGGAATAAATCTTTGAAGTAATTTAGATACGTTAATATTTGAGGCATCTGAATTCGACGTAGAGGGTACAGATTCTATTTCATATCGTTTAGTGTTTATACTTGAGGGAGATTCGGTATAATTTAATTTATATTGGGAAGGTATATATAACATTATTGTTGAGCCAGTATCTGGATTTGCAATTTCTATAAAAACACATTCTTTTGTATCCAATGTAAATATTTTAGTTGGAACAAGCCCCTTTGTTTTTATATAGGATTTTAGTTTTTCTATTGATATTGATGAACTCATTTATATATTTATAGTTAATTTTTAAACATGAATTTAATTTCTATTGTATTTACAATAGAAATTAAAGCAGAGGCCGCGGAGCGGGGTGATAAAGCACATCGTAGGAGGCCGCTGCCTCTGGCAGGGAGCGTCGTAGGGACGCCGGTGGAAAAAAACTTTATTAAATGATAAAGTAATAATAAATGAAACAAGTTAAAATAAATAGCGAATACGAACAGAAGAGTATTCAACAATACAGTATAGATACACGGGATGATTTTCTAAATAGAATAGCGATTGAACTGGAAACACTTGCGGAGTTTTTAACTATAGAAAAAACCAGCGATTCCGATGATGGATCCACTGGTGAAGTATGGGTTAAAAATATAGCTTCTGGAATTTTTAAAAAAAGAAACTGGGAAGAAGTTGAAAGAAGCTTGGACAGCGAGGCTGCGGTTGGTAAAAAAGAAAAAATTTTATTATTAAAATTCTATATGTTTAAGAAAGCAGACGAGCCGAAGGAGGCGGTGCCCGCGGAGCGGGTCGTAAAACATTATTATTACAGTATGTTTATGAAGATAATAGACAAATCTTCGATGGGTATAGAATATGAAGAGTGGTATGAGAGTAGTATAAATGAGATTGGGTATATATTATCAAAAAGAAATAATTATAATGATAAAACATCAAAAATTGGGTTTGTAATTGATAGTATTACCACGGAAAAAATAGATACAGAATTGGTAAATATCAATAGCATGACAACTTATAGAACTCTAGATCCGGCGTTAAATATAAATTTAGAAGATATATGTAATACATGTATTCCATCCGTAGATATACCATTTGTATCTTTTAAAAACATTTATAAGATAAATAAAAACTTTGAAGAAAAAATAGACGAAAGATGGGAGTCTTCTGGAGAAAATGAGATTCTTTTTAAGGTATTGAAAAAATATAGTAAGAAACAAAAAAAATCAATGTTCATTGATACATTTTTAAGGGATGATCCAGCCAGGATTGATGTTGACTCTATTTTTGATAGTGGGAGTACCGATAAAATTAAGAATATGAAAATCGGACCACTGTGTGTGAAAGATATATTTAATTTTGAAAATCCAATAACATCTAGATATAAATCTTATTTTTACATAATGGACCAGACATATTCAAGTTATTTTATATTGGATATGATTATGAATGATAATTTTTTTTCTTTTTTTTTGATATCAAACGAAAGTTATATTGTGACTAGGAAAAAAAATAAAATATTTGCAACATTTAGGAAAACAGGTCCTATCAATAGTAGAATAACCCTTGATTTGAAAACGATTATAATTGATGATGTGTTTATTAAAGAGGTAGTAGGTGACCGCGGAGGCGAGTTTTTAAATAAAGAAGCTGTTTACGTTAAAATAAAATCTCCAACAATTGAACTCGCAGAATATTGTAAATATTTAATAACCAAATTGTTTGCATTGTATAATAGGAAGATAGAAGAGTACATTGGTATATACTTCGCTTTCACGGGCGGGCCGATTCTCGGTACGAAGGAGGAGCCGGCTGCAGAGAAGTCGGGGTCAAAATTAAAAAAGTTAAAATTGAAGAATCTCGAGCCGAATATTTTTATAAAAGGATATGGGTGCAATAATAAACCAATGATTTTAGAAAATTCTAAAGGAGCCGCCGATAGAATTTCAAAAGGAGAACTTTTGGTATTTCCAAAAGAAAGTATAAATATAGTTGACGAAGAAAAAAAAGAAATTACTATAGTACCCAAACTATATGGATGTGATCATTTGCCAAATACAAAATATCCAGGTGTTAAAAAAAATGTTTTGTCAAATAGCAGATATTTTCCCTATCTACCATGCTGCTTTACTGACAATCAAGTAACAAAAAAAACATCAAATACCTATAAATATATAAAAAATATTAAAAGAAAAAAACAGAAGGGATATCAGCAGAATGTTATAATAACGAAAAAAGCGATGGAATTTAAATATTACGGGTCTCTTGATATAAAACTATTTAATATTTGTAAAGAAAGTGAAAATGAAATATATTATAGAGAAGGGGTTTGTGAAACCATTGAAAATTCGGATCCAGATAGTTTTATAAAATGTATGCTGAAAGCAACTGGAAAATCCGAAACACCGACTGAAGTAAGAAATAATATTATATCAGATGAGAGATACATGGCTATATGTAAACAAGAATTATACGATTATACAGATGAAGAAATAAAATCGATACTTTCGACTGGTGGTGCCGAGGTTAAATATATAAGACCACAGGAATTTTGTTCTGTAATGGAGCAATATTTCGATTGTAATATTTTTATTTTTTCAAATGTAATTAACGTAAACAATAAAATAAAAACAAAAGTATCATTTGCAGCAAATACAAAAAAATCACCAGAACTTGACCTTCCAAGAAATACACATTCATATCTTAGATTTACAAGAGAAAAATGTGTCTTTATATATGAAAACGTTGGAAGTTATTCAAATTATTTCGATTTTCCTATATGTGAAATAATTGTTAGACATGATTATCTAAGTAAAAAAAATTTTTATATTTTTGACTCCGAATCAACTCTTGGAAAATTATCGACAGAACTTATTAATTCAATGCGTTCATTTTATTGTAATAATATTCCAATAACATCTAATATAAAACCTTTTAGTCTTGAAAATATCGAAGGTCAATTGATCGACTCATACGGGAAAACAAGAGGTTTATTGTTTAAAAAAAAATCTATAATAATACCTGTATATACACAGCCTTTGCCAATATCTTTTGTAAAACTTATTAGTTTTGACCGCTTCGCTTCAACCCCCCTCGGAGGCGGTCTTAGCGACTTAAAGTTAAATGATTTTCTATCTTCTATAGAAAATATATTGTCTATAAAAACATATATTAAAAAATATCCTACGACGCTCACTGGGGATGACTCCCCAGAGGCCGCTTCCGAATTAATGAAATATATACAAAATAAAAAATATTCAAATTTTATGAAACAGGATATATATTTTAATTTATCGACCTCCATCAGAGGTGACCGCGGATCGGCATCCTCTGTCGGAGGTGACCGCCCCGCGGCCGCCCCCGAAGGGGGTGAACTACAGTTACCCGCCGTGGACAGTGGAGCTGCGGGCAGCTCCGCTGTGGATAAATTTTTCAATGATGTGATACGAGTAGATCCGAATGTACAATATACTATTACAACAAATTTTGAAAAAAAAAAAAGAATATGGGTTAAGTCTGATGAAACAAAAAAAAGACTTTTACACCTAACTACTCATGACTTTATCCACAACAAAGAATATATATTGAATTTTTATAAAAATACTAAATTATCTATTGAATTAACAATTCCAAATATGTTTAAAAATAGCGAATTTATTATATTCGATTCTTTTTCAGATCTATTAAATTGGGATCCAGCCGCTGGGGTATTAAAAATTCCTAAAATAGTATCTTCTCTTTCACCCTCTCTACCTTATCCATTATTTTACTTGAATAAAGGAATCTCCGAGGTACCTTTTTTTGTAAATAAACCAACACATAATATAAAAGATATTGTCTCATCTCCAAAAATGCCATTCTTGATGTATTGTTATTCAAATAATAATAATATAAAACTATATCAAATTAATAAAGGAAAAATAACAGATTCTTCTCCTAATATAATAGCTTTCAGATTCGAATCAAATATTTTTTATATGTCTTTAACAAAAGTTTAATTTATATATATTTATTAATATTATATTAATAAAAATATAAATGAGTAATGATTTTAAAGTTTCAAATTCTACAAATAATTTAAATATGATTGAAAACGCTGGATTTCCTATTTATAACGCTTCTTCTATTTTAACCGAATCAATATCTTTTCAAAATATTACAGCTGGTGATATACTTACATATAATGGATTTGAATGGACAAATTATACAAATCAAGCACCAACCGGTTCAACCGGCATAACAGGTCCAACTGGATATACAGGACCGACCGGGAAGGATTCAATTGCACCTGGTCCAACTGGATATACAGGACCGACCGGGAAGGATTCAATTGCACCTGGTCCAACTGGATATACAGGTCCAACTGGCAATGACTCAACTGTAACAGGTCCAACTGGATATACAGGACCGACCGGGAAGGATTCAATTGCACCTGGTCCAACTGGATATACAGGTCCAACTGGCAATGACTCAACTGTAACAGGTCCAACTGGAGATACAGGTCCAACAGGATATACAGGTCCAACTGGACCGACAGGTCAAGCTGGGAATAATATACCAGTAGGATCTGTATTTGGAGAATATATGTACTGTGACCCATCCAACGCTCCGAATTGGAAAATAGGTAGTGAAAATATAATTATCGGAAGTCAGGCAGGGGAGTTTGCACAAGGAACTAGGGCGATTGCAATCGGAAGTTTGGCAGGTCGGAATATACAAGGAAGTTCTGCAGTAGCGGTTGGAAATGCAGCTGGTTCTAATACACAAGGATTCAATGCAGTAGCAATCGGAACGCAGGCGGGACAAACACAACAAGGATCTGGAGCAGTTTCTATTGGATATGATTCTGGTTCTAATACACAAGGATTCAATGCAGTAGCAATCGGAACGCAGGCGGGACAAAATACACAAGGACAAAACGCAGTAGCGGTTGGAAATGCAGCTGGTTCTAATACACAAGGTTCTGGCGCAGTCGCGGTTGGAAATGGAGCTGGAAAACATTCACAAGGAATTGGCGCAGTCGCGGTTGGAAATTCAGCTGGTCAAACATATCAAGGTTCTAATTCAGTCGCGGTAGGAATTCAGGCAGCTCAGAATTCACAAGGAAACAACGCAATAGCGGTTGGATATCTGAGTGCTCGATCATCCCAGGGACAAAACGCAGTAGCGGTTGGATTTCAGGCTGGTGTATCTACACAAGGACAAAGCGCAA